ATTTCGTCATATACTATGAACTTAATAATCGCATAATATCGCCCATTGTTAGTTTTTCAATTTTTCCAGATGGCCATTTAACAGTTACAACTGAATCATGCACAATACAACCGTATTCACGTCTAAATTTTTCCTCACCTATACGACCAAGCTCTTCTTGTTTCCATACTTCATCACGATCTGGATGATCCCACCAATCTGATCTAAATCCAGAAAATCCGTTAATACCAACTTTGTCATCTTTTTCATTACCAAATTCGTCAAAATATTGTTGGCTTTCCTTCCATATAGTAGCAAATTGATCTTCGTCACTATTTGGCGTGGACGTAATAATACAACGTCCACCAGTTGCTAATGTAGGTGATATAGAAGTCCAAAACTCTTCAGCAATATTAGGTTGTAGGAACGCAAACTCGTCACAATATAATAACGAGATAGACATACCCCGTCCAGTTGTACCTGTAGTAGTCTGACTTACAATACGTGATCCGTTATCAAACTCCATAGAACCTTTATTATAACTAATAACGCCAGCACGTAAGAAGTCTGGACATAATTCGTACCCATATCGTATACGTTGCATAATCTCTTGTGCACCTGTATATTTGTGCGCTGCAATTAGAATAGTTTGATCCGGATGAAACATTGCAAACCATAATAAGTATGCAGATGCACATGTAGTTTTACCACTTTGGCGTGGTAGCATATTAATATTGAACCGATGTGCATGATAACAGTTTAACAAGTTAACTTGATAATCAAACGGTTGAAATAACAATTTCCCTTTTACTGAGTGTTGAATATGGAAGAAATATCTTGAAAAATAAAGATATCCATCCTCGGGGTCAGAACACATTTGTAAATCAATAATGTGTTGCTCTTCAAATCGTTCAGTTTTGTGAGCTTTTTTAGTTAAAACCCCATCTAAACTTTTAGCCATATAATAATCCTTTGTCGTATATGTATTTACAAAAAAAAGCGGACATAATGTCCGCTTTATGATTATTAAAAGTAGTTGTTACTTGCGAGATTTAATATCTTCGTACAACGCAGCAAGATGTTGAACTAACGATTCAAAATGCGGTTGTGGCTGGCCACCACCATTTACTTTACGTGCTTCACCGTCTTTTTTATCACCTTGGTGTAATACAGTGTCAATCCCATAAGTGTGCTGCCCGCTGTCGCCGTCTACTTCATTTCCAAAGCTGTCACCGATTACGATCTCAGCGTCGTCGTCTGGTTCATCCATAGGCTCATGATGCGAGTCACTACTAATTCCTTTTAAGATATCCATTAAATCGCGAATACCGTCAGCGCCTTTACTATTAATAGTAACATTCATATTTAATGATTCGTCAGCCGGTGCTCCGCCTTGAATAATAGCAGCAGGCATATCCATACCACATTCGTCAATTGTTGGTTCACGCCCTTCATCAATTTCTTGCATTGTTTGCATTAATTTTTTAAAATCCATTTTATTTCCCTAAGTTTGCAGTTGGCAATGTAATTTTTTTAGAACCAATTGCACTAGTTGTTCCAATTGATGTATTAGTTTTAGCAGATGGTGCTGATTTTTCAACATGCGATTTTTTTGCTAATAGTTGATCGTTAACTCCTTTATATTGAGTACCTTGATGTTTAACTTTATTAAGTTCTTTTAGCATACTCATTACATGTGACTGCCCTGTTAGATGTTGATTATTTTCTTTATCGTAATCTGATCCAATCAATGCTTTGCTGTCATTAAGCTGATCATATTTGTGATTAATGTCGTATTCTTCTACTTCTTTGTTATTTCTAACTTTAATACAACATTCACTTACACCTAGTGCATTAGCAGCAAGTTGGCTTACTTGAAAACTAGTTGCTGGATAAGTTAACGTAACATCAAATGATGTAGTATTAGTATTGTGGTGTTCAGGAAAATCAACTTGTGTTTCCTGGATTGGTGTGCGAGTGCCTTCTGAAAAAGATTCAACTGTAAATCTTTCCAATACACTTTTAAGTTTATCAATTTGTTCTGATGTAGGTTCTCCTACAACTTTAATTTTAAATTCATAAACTTGTTTTGATTCTAATAAATGCTGTCTAAACGATTTCATAATATATCCTTGATATTATATTTATTTCATATTCTTTAATTTTTCAATAAGACTGTTTCGGTCTGTAACAATAAATCCTTCACCTGCAATATTAACACCAGTATCTTCTGCGTGATTATCGCTATCTAACTTTTGCTTTTTAAGTTGAAGTTCTATCATTTTAAGTTTCTTATCAATTTTTGCCGACTTAGCATCGATTGCATTCTTAAGCATACTAGCTGCTACTTCAAATACTCTCCCGCTATATCTAGCCTCAACGTTCATACCTAAATCCATTAAGTCATCATATGCATCAGTTGCACGTTGTGCTAATGCATCAAATTCAGAATCACTAACATCGCCTAACCCTTTTACTTGCGGTAATGCAGCTGAAATTTTATCAAATTCGGCTATATCGCGGAATAACGGAGTTGGTACCGGTGGCGCAGGGATTGCTACTTCTGTTTCTTTTATGATTGTTTTACTTTCTGGTAAATTTAGGAGTTCCTCTAACTTTTTTGTCATAGTATATCCTCTTATAGTATACTATTTAAGTTATTTAGAACCGTTATGGAATAAATCATTTTCGTTTATTACTCTAAATTTAAGACCATTTTGTTTGCAGTAAATAATAGCTGCTGCCCATTTGGCTTGATTTTTAATAAACTGTGCTTGATTGTATTTGTTTTTACCAACACGTTCAAGTATATGCTGACTTGCTGGTTTTATTTCAATTACTTCGTTGTGTATGTGATGGTTTTTATCTACGTATTGGATAAAAAAATCTGGTAGATAAATTGTATTACGATTAGTAAGTGGGTCTCGATACGGTATAGTAATAGCCTCACTTGCCCATTTTTGAACACTTGGATTTGAATCACAAAATTGCATAAAGCTCATTTCCCAAGAACTTCGATAATATGGAATCTTAGTTCCTACATATTTTCCTGGATTCTTAGGGACGTATTTGCCTTTAGCAAATTTTCGACTGCTCATACTAAAATATTTCTCGACTCGTATTCGTTATCATTAACTTTAACACGATATCCTAATAAACTAGTAGGATCTCTGTAAGAATTTAAGATCTGTGCAACTATTTGGTTTAATTGTAGTGTTGGCAATTGTTTAAGCGAGTCTAGTAATGTAAACACATGTACCTCTTCTGTTCTTGCTCTATTTAAAAATACAATCGCAGTTGCTTTTGCACTGTTAGCATCAAAGTTTCTTTTTTGAAAAAACCCAATAACTGCGTCAATCTCTTCACAAGGAAATGATACATCAGTTGTATACGACTTATCAAAAAAATGTTTAATTTCAGCAGCTGCTGAATTAGTGTCGGATGAAAATGCATTTAAGTTCATAGTTTAACTAATGTTCCTGTGTTAGTTGTTATTGGTGATCCAACTGTATTAGTAGTTCCGGTAGTACTTACAGGTATTGAAACACCTGATATACTTGTTTTTGCAGTTGAGCCAGTTGTTAGTCCAGTCGTTGATCCGATTGTAGTTGCGCCGGCAGCATTAATTGCTGATGATGAAGCTGCTGCTGATATAGCATTAGATAGACTAAAATTAGATTTTGCAAATGCCGGATACGACCCACTGTTAGCAGGATAACTACTAGTTAATGTTGACGGAGATAAGTCGTAATGTGAAGATAAGAAATCCTCCATTTGCCCATCATTAACATAGCCAGTACCATATGATACTGCCTCGTATGCTAATGTCATTTCAAAGCTGTGCGACTCGCCTGAATGATATGCTAAATTGTTGCCGCCCCAATGTGTAATAAGAGGGTTAACAAGTTTATAACTAACATATTCGTGTCTAGACATTTGATAAATCATTATATAATTAAAAAATGGCTTAACCCGTCCCATAAAACCATATGGACTAGTTATATATGAAGATTCTTTCATTGCATTTTTAATATATGATCCTTTTTTACTAGATACGGTAGGATCGTTATAGTAATATTTGTAATATGTTTGCCATAATTGATTTATAAGACCCATATTATCATCATGAAATGATACCTTAACATCGTTGTATTTGTGCTGATATTGTACTACTCGTTTTCTATTATATTGGTTTAATGTTTCGGCTGACACTGTATATGTAGGAAGATCGATCGATTTAACTAATAAATTAATTTCATTTTTAAGAGTGTGTAATAATTTAGCTTCAACAGTTGTTGGATTAATTCCTTGCCAATTAATGTTAAACGCAACATGAAATAAAAATTTATCTTTAGGTAGTAATCTAAATTGATCAGTAACAAAAGTTTTAGAGGCATGTTGACGACACCGAAGATTTTCAGTGGGATTAGATGTTAAATATTCGTTAGGTGCAAATGACATATATATATTTATCCTTTTAATAAACTACGCAGTTTAAAATTTAGTCATAAAAAAGCCCGCAGTGCGGGCTTTTTATTAATGCGTTAAACTTAACCGCCAGCAACAACAGTTTGTGTGCCGCCTTCAAGTGCTGCTCTATCAGTAGTTTCATAACCAATACCAAAGCTATCAGCACCAACAAGTTGTACACAGTTATCAGGTTGAATTGATAAATCAATTGTCATAAATCCTGCGTCACCATATGTTAGTGCATTGTAAGTTGATGACACTAAGTAACAACCATAACATTCCCACGATTCTAAAATGTTAACATCTGAGAAGTTATCAGCGTTTGCGCCATCTAACATTTCAATTGTCATTTTGAATTTATAAGACCCTGCAGCAGCAGCCGAACTTTGTTCAAAAAAGTCAAATTGTTTCTGATTTTGCTCGCCAACTAGTTTATTAACTACGTTAGATTGATCATCACGAATTTTAATGCTAATTGCTCCCCATTTAGGTTTGCCTGCGTAATGAATTGTACTATTGTATACATCAATAGTTTTATCGTCAAACGTTAAAGTAGGCCTTGCTGCCTCAGATACTTGACGAGTTAATTCGGTACCAGTGTCGTTTTCTGGTGATCCAAACCCGTCAAACATTACTCTAAACCGATATTTTAATTTCGGCATTAGTAACCCACTATTCCCACCACTAGATGTGGTAGGTACTGAGAAATTTGTTAAAGATGCAAATCCTGGCATTTTATCTTGCTCCTAATGTTTTAACTTCACCCGTATTTAATAAACGTAACGGGATATAAATAAATTCTACAGCTTTAGTTGGTTCAATTGCAACGTCTAAATACACTTCACCATTATCAATTCTTGTTGGAGTATTATTTGAAGTATCACATACTACTGCAAAATCATATAATGCACGTTGTCCCACTAAATCAATTAACATGCTTTCAGCAGCATATTTAATTTGATTACGTGTTGAACTATCATTTGGTTGGAACAAGTACGGTCTTACAAGTTTTGCAAATTGTCTGCGTAATTGCACAATTAAACGAGCAACGTTAATACGATCTAATGAACTTGTTACCGATGAACGAGTAAATTGACCCATGTTAACAACCCCTGAACCAACGATTGAAGTAAGTGGATTAACTTTAACTTTTGCTAACGTATTACGTTGACCTAAATTTAATGCCACTGTTACAAATTCGCCTGATGTATTAACATAACCAACAGATGTTGCATTGTTAATAACACCTCTAGACGTACCAGCTGGTGCAAACCATAGATGACTTGATGCATCATTTAATGCAATTGTACGTAACATCATAGCACTTGGTGGAATAACAATGTTATTTCCGCTGTTGTCGCTTGATAAACCCCACGGATAAAAGAACGCTAAGTACGGATCAGCAGTTGTTAATCCTTTATCGTTATCTTCAATTGCACCAGCAACGTTACTTCCCCAATTTTCTAAAGAAGTTGCATCGGGTGTTAATCTTGCAGGAGTATCAGCAATAACAAACGCAGTAATACCGTTGTCATAGTTTAAAATTTTCATTTCACCTACAAGTTCAGGATAACCAGGACAAGCAATTAAATTAAATTCTCTAACTTCTGTTTCACGAATTTGTTGATTTGAGTTAACTAATGCTTGCAATGCTTGAACTACTACACCACGTTGTGCCATGCGACCAAATGCGCCTGCACCGTTTGCTAAATTAGCAGCTTCAGAAACCCAACGATGTGGATAGTAATCAGCCATTGTTTCGCTACTAAATCTTACATTAAGCGCGTTAGTGTTAACATAATCTTTATGTAATTTTTTAACATTGTAACCACTTCTGCGAAGATTCCACAACAACATACCATTTGGATATAATGCAGGATCTGGTGCATCAAAGTCAACAAAGTCAGCTGCGTCTAATTCTGCTTGTGAAAAGTCATCAAGATTACCACCTAATAATGCAGTAATTGCAGCAGGTGTTCTTGCTGAACCAGAAGTACTCCATCTTGCATCAGCAAATACAATACCGTGTTCGGTAACTTGATCAGTGATGTCAACTTTTTCCCATTTCTTTTCAAAATTAATATATTTGTATAACGCAGGATAGTTTTCTAAATCTGATGTATCAACCCACAAATCACCGTCGACTAAATTAGTAATGCCGTCCTGTTGTGTAGTTGGTTTAGATGCAGAAACAATTGGACCTTTTGGGTCAGTTCTAGCAGGTCCGGTTCCGTGGTCTACACTACGATATGCTTTCCATTTTTTATTATGGTTAACCATAATATCAACGTCATCAATATTTGCACTATACCATAACAACCCATCAACTGCGCCGCCGGTTAATACCGTGTTACTTGCTGTAATAAACGAGACGTCGTTAGTAGCGCCGTGTTCTGACCATAATGTTGCAATATATTTGGTTGTATTGCCGGCAAGTTGTGAGCTTGCATGGTGATAAAAATTAGCAGTTGCAGTTACACTAAACAACGACAATAACAATCCGTTTACGTCATTAAATTCAATATCACCACCGTGTTCATGTGAAATAGTAATTCTATTGCCAACTCGAACTGCAGAGACTGCAGTGTTAAGTCTTGCGTTAATTGGTTGCATAATAGCATCAATAATTAACGTAACCTTTTCTGCTTCAGTAGTGTTACTAATAAATGTTGGAATTTCAAATACTAATTCTTCACTAGTTGACAACATTGCCGAACTGATAACACTTTCTTGAATGTCGATAGTATAACTACCTGAAGCTATTTTATCACTAGTAATTGTTGCAGATGTAATTGAAGTAGCTGATACATCTTTACGACGATATACTTTAAAAGTTGCAACCGGAACTGCAGTTTCGGAATCATTAAATTTTACATATACTGAATTTCCAGCAATGTTAATGCCGCCGCCGGTTGAATCAATGCCGTGTAATGCCGCTGCGCCATTTGCATATAATGGTGCAGATTTAGTAATCCAGGTTGATGATGCAGTTTCGTATTTTTGAATTACCCAATTTGAACCACCATTTACTGAATTTGATTTAATCCAAAGTGAGCCAGTCGGAGCACCGATTACTGTATCTACATTATCAGCATCTTTACGTTTATATGTTGGTACTGATGTAGACGATGAAATGGTCAATAACGGAGCAATATATTTAGTTGCATTAGCTATTGAAATACCAAGTGTTTCTAAAGTTGCAGCTGTTGAATTAACAAGATTAACATCTTCACCAGTTGAGTAAATTACTAATGTGCTACCAACATTTGCAGCTTTAATTCCGGCATCAGTAATTGTACCTACTGCATTAATTGCAGTTACTAAGGTGTCTAACGATGTAAAACCAGTAACAGCATGCCCATTAATTTGAAGAGAATCAGAATCGGCTCCTGAATTTGAAAATGTATTAGCACCGACTACAGTGTTGTTGCCTTGAATAGTAGGGATACTTCCTTTCCATTCAGGTGATCCAACAAGAACCCAGTTGCCAGCACCTAAAGATGCTGTAGATGATTTATACCAATACGAAATTAAACTCGAAACTGCAGAAATTGCGTATGTTCCAGTTGAACCAAAACTTTGCAATGGCGCATAGTTAGATGTAAATAAATCTACATGTGCTGTATTTGTAATAACTGTTGGAGTAATGGTTGAGAATTTTTGACCACTTGCAGTGCTTAACGGATCTGAATTCCATGCTGCCATACCCCAATGGGTTGCAATCGTGTTTAACCAAAATGTGTTGTTTGCAGGTACACCTGCAGGTTCTGCAGAAAGTGGTTTTAATTGATCTAAATCAACATCAGCACGAACTACATATGCCGCGCTACTTACGCCCATATAGCTATAAGCAGCTTGTAAACCATATTCATTTTGTTCTCCAGCGTGAACTGGATTATTGCTTGTGTCAGTTTTAAAAACTGGTTGTCCGAATGTATCGGTTAATTCTTTTGAGCTAGTAATTTTAAATACTTGGCCGTATTTTTTAGATGTTTTTACTGTTCCTGGAGCTAGTCCAGTTTTTGCACTATTTAATTTATTTGCAGCAGTAGCAATAAATATTAAAGGTACTGTACCGGGAGCTGATGAAGTGTAGAAACTCTCATCTGATACTTCTACACTTACGCCTGGTGAACTAAGTTGAGCCATAATTATAATCTCCATATATACAAGTTCTAACTGTATTTATAGGAAAATGTAAAATAATGGCGTTATATCTTAACTATTTCTGTTACTTTTGCGTATAATGCATTAAGTGTACTATTGTTATCAACAGTATAATCTACAGCTAATCCATACCATGCCCACTCACTTTCATGGATACCAAACTCTTTTAACATTAAGATATCATCTATGTTACCAGATAACGCACCATTAACATATTGATACCAGTCTGGTTCCGGTCCTCGTGTTACACGAACTATTATACCGCCTGCGTTTTTAATAGCAGCAAACTCATTTGGAAATCTACAATCGCTAATAACAACATTAGTGTTGATGTTTCTCAATTTGTTTTCTAAGCTAGCAATCCAAATGTCATCATGAAAACTTCTTCTGCATACTTCAGTGCCCCAGAGTTGTAAAATTAATCGAGGGGTTAGCATTGGTATAGATAATTTATCTGCCCACCATTGATCAACTTGTTCACGCCATGCTCGCGATTCGGTAGTTTGGCCTTCGAGCAATGTTCTGTCCCATCCAAACACAGCAGAAACTGCATCTTTTAATGTACCTGCAAAACTTTCACGTGTAAAGTTATGTTGATTAACTAAGTAATCTGCAATAGTGTCTTTACCTTCACCTATATTTCCTACAATACCAACTATCATATTATTCTCCTAAAATTGTATTATACACTAATTTTAGAAAAATGTCAACTTATCCTATTATAAAATGATAACCTGTCCCGCCAGATATTAACGTTTCTAACTCTTTATCAAGAGCAATAAGTTCTTCTTTGCCTGCAGATTTCATATCGTTACCATTTAATGTAATACCGCCGCCTGGGCCTGCAATAGTTGAAAACAAGCTACGTGCTTCTCCTAACATAATCTTGCAAGTAGCGAGTGTATAATCACGTAACCATTGTTTAGCATAAATGTCAGTTAGCAATACAAAGTCAGGTCTAAAGTTATGTGATTTAATTAAAATCTGTTCACCTTGTGCAAATGGACGTTGTAGGATTGTTAACACATGACTAGTAGGTTTCCATTTAAATTCAATATAGCTACCAAACATTTTACCAACTAATTTTTGATATCCTGCAAATAGTTCGTATGTTGCAAGGCCGCCCATCATACTACCGCTCATCATATACGTGTTAGTATACGCTAAGTTAAACGGTTCAAATAATGTACCACCTGCACCTATTCCAGAACGTGACCCAATCGCACGTCTAAATACACTCTGTACTTCAATAATTTCATCAGGTAATCGATAATCGTTTTGATCTTGTACTAACTCTAAAAAGCTGTAACTTTCTTCTACAGCATTTGGACTGCGCTGTCTAAAGCGAGTTAATGCTCTGTCTAATGCAGTTTCGTAATGAATAGGGTCGAGGTCCAGATCAATCATACCCGAACCTAGCATAGCTTGCACATATTCAAATACTTTGTTTCTTTCTATCAATGATGTTGTTTCGTCAGACATAATAGTTCTCCTACTATATTTATCGTAAGATAAATATGATAACACTCAAGGAGAAGTACTTTGCCCAGATTAAGTTTATACAAACCTGAGAAAGGAAATAATTACAGATTTATCGATCGCCAGATATCAAGAATGTTTCAAGTTGGTTGTACTGATGTACACCTTCATAAATATTTAGGACCTAAGATACAAGAAGAAGGAACTGCTGATCAGCCAATTTATGATGTAGTAAAAGAAACAAATATTCAAGATTTATTGTTCTTAGAAACTCGTGATCGCAAATACGAACCAGAAATTTACCGTCTTAGAGGCCATTACCAAGTTCAAAATTTAGATTTTAATCTAAGTCAATTTGGTTTGTTTATTGATAACGACACAGTGTTTATGACTGTACATATTAACGACTTTATTGAAACGATTGGTCGCAAACCATTAGACGGTGATGTTATTGAGTTACCTCATTTACGTGACGATTTTGCATTAAATGATTTTGACGTTAGTGTTCCTAGATTTTTTGTTATTGAAGATGTTGGCCGTGCTAGTGAAGGATATAGCGCAACATGGTATCCGCATTTGTATAGAATAAAACTTAAAAAGATTGCAGACAGCCAACAGTATGCAGATATACTTGACCAACCTGCAGGCGACGACGCACCGTATGCGTTACGTGATTTATTAAGTACCCGTAAAAAAGAATTAGAAATAAACGATGCAATCGTAAGTCAAGCTGAAATCGACGCACCTAAATGCGGATACGAAACTCGACAATTTTATACATTAGCAACTGATCCGGTAACTGGTAGAACAGAGTTAATTACTGTAGATTCAGATGTGTACACTGCTAACTATCAAAGTCAATTAATTAACGGCGAATCTAATGTAAATGCAAGTAGTCTTAATGCAATACCATTGCGAACTGGTTATACTGGATTTTTAGTAGGTGACGGTTATCCGTATAATGGCTATGTATTTGGTCAGGGAATTGAGTTTCCTACCAGCGTAGCAAAAGATGATTTCTTTTTAAGATTAGATTTTGTTCCAAATCGATTATTTAGATTTGACGGCCGTAAATGGCATAAAGTAGAAGATGCAGTCAGAATGACATTAACTAACACTGATACTAGACACACTAGACGAGTTAGCTTTATTAATAACAGCAAATTTACATATAATGATGAAATTGCAACTGATTACGTAAGAGTAGCTGTTGGTGCAATTTTACTTGATACTAATATTGATTTTGAAATAACTGCACCATACATTGTATTAAAATTTGATACTACTAGATTAGAGTTTGTAGTTAATGATTTTGAAAATTTATTAGAATCGTACGATGTAAACGGTGTTGCTAAAATTAGAATTAATTTACCAGAAGTTGATAATTTGCAAGTAACAATTCCGTACGACGGCGCGTGGCGAGTTAGTTTATTTACTTACAGAGAGGCTGAACGTCAAGGCATATCTAAAGTACTTAAACCTCGTGCTGATTTTTAATTTCATAAGAAGTGCAGTACTAAATACTGAAATAGGAGAAAGTAATGCAACATTTTTATGACGGTGCTATACGTAGATATATCACTCAAACAATTAGGCTTTTTAGTGAATTCTCAGTGCGATATGGCGATGGAACATTACATCGAGTACCAGTAGCATACGGTGATGCTGACAGACAGGCTACTAGTATTATTCGACAAAATTCTGAAAATACAATTAACTCAGTTCCAAAAATAAGCGTGTATATACATAGTTTAGACTTAGACAAAGATCGATTAGCAGATTCAACGTTTGTTAGCAAAGTATTAGTTCGTGAACGAGATGTTGACAAGGCATCTAATAAGTATACATCTAATCGAGGTAGACAATATACAGTTGAACGACTAATGCCAACTCCATTTAAGTTAACTTTTAAAGTTGACATATGGACTGCAAACACAGACCAAAAACTTCAAATATTAGAACAAATATTAATGTTGTTTAATCCTAGTTTAGATATTCAAACTACTGATAATTATTTAGACTGGACAAGCTTATCTGTAATTTATTTAGAAAGTGTAGCATGGTCTAGTAAAGCAATTCCTGTAGGAACTGATACCCCAATTGACATTGCAACGTTAACTTTTGCTACTCCGATATGGATTAGTCCGCCTGCTAAAGTTAAACAATTAGGAGTAATTACAAAAATTATTACTGGATTATTTGACGGTAATACTACCCTTAGTGAACCAATTTTTGGATCAGATTATTTAGACCCATCTTCAAAGTTTACCGATGCTGGTGCTGCGTTTTTAACAGATATAGTTACAGTAATTGAAGATTATTCAGTTGAAATTTATAATAATCAAGTAGTGTTACTAGATCCTAATTATAATGTTGAATATGAAGAATCACCGTATGAAATACCTGATAGGTTTGGAATGGAAGTTAAATGGGCAGAATTATTTGAAAAATATCCTAAAAAGTTCATACCTGGATTTAGTAGAATTATCGTAACGCAGCTTGGTGGAGTTGAAATAGTTGGTACATTAACTGCAAATACAGACGATGAAACTATTTTAAATGTTAATTGGGACGAAGATACATTAAGACGTAACACATTGATTGATAGTCAAGGTTATTTAGAATCAGACGTTACTTATTTTAATTTATCAACATGTAATAGATTGTCACCTGGAACATTTGATGCAATTATTAATCCGTATACATTTAATCCATACGATTACGACCTTAGAACAGGCACTCGATATTTAATAATTGAAGATATCGGTTCAGTTGATAATACTGATGGTGCGCTAGCATGGAAATCTACATCCGAAGATGATTTAATCGCACATGCTAATGATATAGTTGAATGGAACGGTAGCAGTTGGCATATTATATTTGATTCAGTTAACGAGACTGACACTATAATATGGCAAACAAATTTAATGAATGGTATACAATTTATGTGGAACGGTGTGTCTTGGACTAAAAGTTTTGAAGGATTCTATAGGACAACTAAATGGCGACTGGAATTGTAAAAGATCAAATAATTTGCAGTGGTGCATTAATATACTCACAAGCTACTCATAGATTTCTTTTGATTCAAAAATCCTCAGGTAAACACCAAGGTACTTGGGGATTAGTTGGTGGCACTAACCTTGCTAACGAAAATCCATGGCAAGGTCTTACAAGAGAAATAGAAGAAGAAATTGGTTTTCTTCCAATCATTAAAAAAACACTACCATTAGAAAAGTTTGTATCTAACGATAGTGTTTTTAATTTTCATACATATTTCTGTTTAGTAGAAAACGAATTTGTTCCAACTCTTAGCGACGAACACATTGCATGGGGATGGTTTAGTTTAGTTGCTCTACCAAAACCTATACATCGCGGACTAAATCTCAGTTTGCGTAATAAAATTATTCAAACTAAGATCCAAACCGTTATTGATATTATTGATAGTTTGTAAGTATTTGATAATTTGTGTAGACCAGTAAACACTATGTTTACTGTCTACTCTAACATTAAAATCTACAGGAGGATGAAATAGACAATTAGTATCATTATACTTGCTAACAGATATAGTATCAACAAATACAGTAAAATCTGCATTAAATAGTTTCCTAATTTCGTTAGTAGGTGCAATAAAATCACAAATAACATAATTAGATTTAGAATTTTCAGCTAACTGTTTCATTCTACTACATTGTCTTAATCGTCCTTCTGTACTAAAATCCCAATCGTTGTATTGTTCTCTTATTATATCAGCATTAAACCATTCAACCGAATCTAAAAGTTTAACTAGCTCAGTTGCTAGAGTTGTTTTACCAGATCCAGGCAATCCCATTATTAAAATTTTCATCATTCAGGTAAAACTGCATTTAATAAAAATAATTGAGTTAGTTTAGTTGGTTCTAAACTATACCAGATCCAAGGTCTAATATAAATGTAATCATTCTTTTTTAAATTAATACTATTAACTGTTGACCATTTACTAGGATCGTAACAATTATCCGCAATAAATGTATCTAATTTATCTATAACATCAAATACAGTTTTTACGGTATCTTGTTCATGGATTGTCAACACAGTATCTTCCATTGCAACTACAACTAACCATAGTGAATGCTGATAAAAATGTTCTACATGAATTATATCAGATGGTTTTCTAAAAATACCTGTATCTTGTTGTATAGTAACATCAGAATTAATTTCATGTTTAAAAAATTCTTGTAATTCAGCTGGAACATAATTGAAATTTATAATTTCTTCGCCAAATAATGTTCGTTCAAATTCCATTGAAGACATTAACATTTGTAATTGTTCTGAATTATTATACAACCCAGAACAATGAATAAAATTTTGCATATTTTTACCTTTTATATGTACTTAAATATTTAAAAAAGAAATCTCTTTCAGTTTCTTCATCTAGGACATAAAATTCAATAACCTCGCCATTAACATTTTGAAATGCTAATTTTTCTGGTAATTTACCTTTATACGCGATATTATTGATAGCGCAATAACTATAAAAATGTTGCACTACACCTAAAGATAATCTGATAGTCCAATCATCGCCGCAATTTTTTAATTCTTTATGCCACATCTCCATTCCGCGTTCAAGCCAAGTAAAGTCAGGTTTTGGATGATCTGTTATAAATTTACTCCAATAATCAACTAAGATATAATGTTTAGCAAAAACTCTATCTGGATATGTTCTAACATTTTTATAAATTAAATCAGAATTTCTACCTATAGATTTTCTTTTTAATAATTCATGATTAGCTAAACCATAATGTAAAATCCAAGCATAATCTTGCCAAAACATTTTACCTAAGAAATGCTCACCGTCTTTAGATGGATATTCATGCACAACACCGGTAAATCTAATTTTACCTCGTTTAAATAATCTATCGTGCATCACATCAACGTTAATACCCATTTTATGAGAATCAAGTGACATACATTGCTTTTGTTTTAGTAACATACCATCATAATAATCGCTAGTAATGTACTTAAATAGATTTTTCCAACTTTCAACTTGTTCGTCGGCGTCAATCCAAAAGATATAATCTCCAGATGCTTGATCAATAGAATAATTTCTAGCTCTAGAAAAATTACCTAACCCATCTTCTTCTAACCATTCTAAATCATAAATTTTATCTGTATATTTTTCAACAATTCGTTTAGTATCATCAGTAGAACCGGTATCAACGACAATAATTTCATCTACAAATCCATCTAACGATTTTAAACAACGAGAAATATTATCTTCTTCATTTCTAACAATTATGCAAGCAGAAATAGATTTATATGGTCTAGTTTTCATCCATTTTTCGTTATAATCAATTTTACCAAATTCAATATTATCGCCTTTAGAAGAATTAAACCAAAAAGAAATATTGCTACACGGTTCGTTTCTTCTACCTAACACATTGGCAGATGAGTGAATTAAAGTAAAATCTATGTTTTTTAATAATTGTTTAATATCAGATCTTTCAAAATGATGAACGTGATTAAGTTCTACTTTATTCATTGTCATATTATCCCACGGTCCTGTTGGAGTAGTAAAATAAAATAACGTATCAAGTTGAGCTAATTTAGTTACTGTATTAAGAAATTCGTCAGTATCCTCAATATGTTCCATTACCTCGCCAAGAATAACTACATCGGGTTTAATATCATAATTTAAAATATTAAATACAGAATCGCAAATAAATTTTAATTGAGGATATTTAGATTTATACTTTTTTTCAACAAAATCTAACACAGGCTTATAAGTATCAACTAATGTCATTTCTGAAATATTAAGAGAAAATCGTTTCAGTAATGGTAATGATAATACACCATCATTACTTCCTATGTCAACAATTTTTAATTTTTTACTAGGAGCTTTTTTAATAATATCATCAACTAAATTTATTAGATGAGTACCCCTTTCATCTAACATAAAATCTTCGTCTGAGTTATAATCTTCTCTAACTAATACAACATTTTTATTGTAATAATCAGCATTATCTAACAATTTTCTATATTTTTCATCTCCTGTTAATTTATAAGCAGCTACTATATCTGAATTATAAACTAACTGGTCTAAAATTTTAGATTTATATTTTTCAAATCTTTTATTAAACATAGAATCAATTTCTCTGTTCCAAGATTTGGCTACGTTTTGCCAAGAATATTTTTCAATATCTACTCGCGCCTTATCTACAGCTTGATCATACAAATCTTTATCTTGATATTTTTTTACTAATGATAAAAATTCATCAAAATATTCTTGTGTATCGTATTTTGATTTAACTGTAGTTTGAGATTTAACAGTTTCTGATAATGCAAAATTATGTGTAGCAATAATCATACATTCATTATATTGAGCTTCAATAGCATTAATACAACTAATTTCAGGAAAATCTGTTGGATATAGCATGTATGCGCAATTAGAAAGTAATTCATAATATTCGCGTTTAGGTAAATTACCTATCATTTTAACATTAGTTGAATACTCTAATAATTCTTCAACCTCATTATAAATTTTTTGAACTTCTTCCGGAGTTCCTAGTGTATGCTCATATCCGCATAAATGTAATATTGCATCAGGATTAATATCTAACACTTCTGGCCATATTTTTTCAAGTAGATATTTCAATCCTCGTTCGGGTCTAGAAGCATAGATATAATTATTTTTCTTTTCTTCAAATGATTTTTTTGTTGTTATAATTGACTGATCATAACCATTAGAAGTTTTCCAAATATAATTAGTTGGTTCAATAGTATAATTGTTAACAAATAACGATTTATGATATTCACTTAAACAAAATACTCTATCTGCTACGCCCATAGCATCACGAAAATTATTAGAATCAATATCATGACACCAAAGAACGTTAAGTTTTGAATCTAATGGAACTGCTAGAAAATCTGTAAATCTACTTACAATTACAACATCAAATTGAGAAATATCATCTGCCATATATTTTTCTAATGGTCGATAATCAACATTATCATAAATTCCAGGTTTATCGCATTTACAATAAACTGTTACTTCATGACCTAAGGCTGCAGTTTCTTTAGCCATATAGATCAAGGCTGATTCTGACCCACCTAACGCTTTTTCGTAAACTGAATTACCATTAAATTCTAATCCAGCAGTTACAAAACAAATACTTTTATTCATAATTAATTTACTCTCTTATAGGCTTTTTTATGTTTAGATATAGCAAATATTTCAAATCCGCCTGTTAACATTTTATCTTCAATTTGTTGATGATCGTAATATGGAATATCATCAAATATTATAATTCCATTCATAGAGAGTCTAGGAATAAAAAAATCTGCTTCTAGCAATACGGCATCTGTACAGTGAGGACCGTCAATAAATACTAAAGCATAGTTGGATTCGATTGTTTTAACTTGATTATACACTGGAATACCGTCAGAATATCTAGAGAAAAATTCAGTATCTTCTAAATTAAAAAATTGAAAATTAAATCCTAAATCAGTTATATAAGAAAATAAATTAGGAATCGTTTCGTCTCTCATACGATTATTATAATCAAATTTTATAGCTAAATGCAAATCGCTAGAAGCATAATCTATATTTCCGTAAGGATCAACACAAACAAATACTCTATTAGTATCTTCAAATCGTTCTAAAGAATCTGCGATTAGTATTGCAGATCCACCTTTTCGAGTCCCTAACTCTATTATATTTCCAAAGATATTATTTTTTGAAATATATTCACAAGCATCATTTAATATTTCATAATCTATACTATCAGTTTCAAACATTATATTTTTCCTTTAATACAGCTTTTAGTTCGTCATATACTTCATTCCAAATTTCCGGAGTAACTTGTCTAATTAACCTTACGTTTTCTCCATACCAACTAGAATTTGGTTTACCTTCGGCCCAGACATAATATTCCATGATAGGAATTAATATAATAACTTGTTTACCTAGCGCAGCCGCTGCATGTGCAACTGAAGTACACGAAGTTATTACTAAATCTAGGTTATGGATTACACCTAGTAAATCTTCAAATGTACTTAACTCAAATTGCAAATCAACAACTTCATTATGATTTTCTAATTGCGCTAACCCAACATCTCGTTGAATAGAATATAAACTCCAGTTATTGCCTTCTGGTAAGGAATTTATAACTTCTGTTAAATTAACGCTGCGATGTAATTCATGATCATATCTTGGATTGCCTGCCCATCGCAACCCAACTTTAAATTCTCCAGATAATTTATGTTTCTCAATATAGTCAGGTTTAGCTTGTAAATAAGGGCCGTACCATAAATCGTTAGCATCAATTCCTAATGTTTTTGGTAATGCCATCATTGGAGTCCAACAATCATAATCTTCTTTTTTATAGTCTGAAATATCAATAATTTTTTCAAATGGTAAATGATTGTAAATTGTATGTACTTTATGAGTAGTCATAATAGAAACTTTCATACCAAGATCTCTTAAATGTTTTACAAATCTAACATTAATAATCTCGTCGCCAATGCCGCCTTCACCTACTATTAATATATGTAAATTTGGTTTTGGTTTACCGTTCCATTCAGGGATATCCCAAACTTTAGAATATGATCCAAATACATTTAACTTTCTACCAATGTAAAGGTGTTCCATACCTTTTTTAAAATCTCCATCTTGAATATAATGCACTCCAAGATTAAATAAGATCGAATCCGCTTCTCGTTGATCGTATTTCCATAAATTTTCTTCCATTGATTTAACAATATCATAAGATTCTTGTTTTTTATTACACGCAAATAATGCAGCTGAATAATCTAATAGATAGCGATCATTATCTTGAATATTATCCATAACAAATTCATAATATTCTACAGATTTAGTTGGCTTATTTGCTGACAAATAAATTTTAGCTAAATTAGACTTAATTGCTACAGTTTGTTCAATAGCTTTAGATAGCGATAATGCTTTTTCGCCATATTCTATAGCAGTAACAAATCTTTTTGCTTTATCATAAGAATAACTATATAAATCATAACCTAAAATATCAAGAGGAACTATTTTATTTTTTTCAAATAGTTCCATTAAATTTACTATTTCGTCTAATAAATCCGATCTTGATAAAATATCAACTGTTTGCTTTACTGCATCATAATCTGTAGCCATTATTTTCCAATTCCAAAATAAACTCGTATTCCGATGATGATAATTTTTCTTCAGGAACACAAATAAAATTTATATCCAAAACAAAAGTTTTATAACCTAACGATTCAATTAACGTTTTTAGTTCAGTTGCACCGTTATATTGCTTATAATATTCAATATACATTAGTGGTCTGTGCTTGTTAATTGTAGCAACAGCACCATTAACTACGTCTAGTTCCATCCCTTCAACATCAACTTTAATAATAGAAATATTTTCTATATCTTTAAAGTATTCATCAATAACAATTTGATCAACAATTTCGCCATTACCAAAATCTAGATCTTGGCCAACATCATCAAATTCTCCAGTAAGACCTACACTACCAAAACTAGCCGGTTTATAATAATCTACTTTAGGTACAGTTATCGGTTTAGTAGACGATCCGACTGCAGTTTTTTCCGCATATACGTTATCTACGCTGTTTAATGCTAAGTTACCACATAGCATTTGATAGATCTGACGTTGCGGTTCAAATGCATACACAGTTCCGTTTGCTGGTAAAATTGCATCAGCAACTTGGACAGAGAACGCGCCGATGTTAGCACCAACATCAATCACTGCAGGATACTTTTTATCTTTAAGATACTGGCGTAAGATCCACATTAATTCCATATTTTCTGAACCCATGTTCATTAAATGATATCCAACTCCGGGAAAATTTTCTGTAGGATTATAATCAAATCGGTTTACTATCATCATACCAAACTCAGTTGGTATTATAACATTTCTTCTCGGTTTTCCTATCATTTCATGTTCTTCCAAAAATCCATTTCTTCTAAATGGTTAAATAAATCTGGCGGAAGAATTGTTTGACGTTCTTTAAATTGAACTTTATTTCTAACGTGATGTAACCCTTTAATGTTCATATCAAAATCAAATTCGTCGTAATCACCAACTACATTATCAAAATCATGATCAAACCAAGATTCTCCAATAAATTCATAAATTTTCTTCATGACTAATTTAGGATTCTTAGCCAATTGATCATATTGCACTACCATAACATTTTCTTTTTTTGCACCAAATAACGCTTCTTTAACACCATTATATGCAAACCCAACAAATGAACTAGGGTCTGTTAAATACTGTGCTCTAGAGTAAACAGACATTCCTGCTCCTTCCGGAAACATAGACGGAACATCGTATGGATTTTTAGCAAATAAAGTTTCAAATGAATCTACAATCCACGGAATTGATCGTATACAAACAATAATTTTTGCATCTGGATATAAATCAGCCAATAACGGCGTTAGATAAGTCCAACCTCGATTAGTATCAAACACTACGTCATTTGAATCTTTATAGTAAGTTTCTGTAACAGAATGGATTAATTCTTTGCGTTTTTCTGGAGGGCATTGGAATCTATATCCGCCCTGTGATTGACTTTCTTGAATAATAGCTCGTGTAAATCTAGCAAGTGGACCAGAAATACTTGCTCCAAAATTTGGATTTTGGTGTAAAATGGAGGAAAGAAGGGTTGTTCCAGAACGAGGCAACCCTGAGATAAAATGAATTTTTTGCATATTGGCCTTTTTAAATAGTTTAATAAAACATAATTTTACTATACTTAGTTCAAAAAGTCAAGTGTTATTTTTTTTCTAAATCATATTCACGTAATTCAACTGTTGTTTGAATAGCATTAATTTCAGCAGTTTTTGTAGATTCCCAATTAAAACAATCTTGAATATGCGTCATTATAGAATTTACAATTAATTGTAAATCAGTTTTATTAATTACAAAAAACCCTTCTGGGAATTTCCATTCAGCAGAGTAATCATCATTCGTTAATAATAATGCTTGAGAATACATTACTCTAGTTTCTCTATCAGTATACAAAGTTAATATTTTTCCATTAATATCTCTTGTAATCGGAGTTGTTTCTTTAATCCAACGTAAGTTTGCCAATGCGGCTTTTAAATTAACTTTTATAGATTCTATAGGAAATTCTTGCGCGTAAAATTCTGCTATGTGATTATTAGATTCATCATAATAGAATTTTGGTCCAGCTATTTGATCAAATGTGTCATTAAGTTCTGTTGGATTAACAATTTGCGTTGGAACTAATTTTAAAGATTCATTAAAAATTAATGGTTCGCTTGGCGGATGTTCTATAGTAACTCGTTGATTTAATTCTTCAGAAACAAAGTGTTCAAAATATGCTTGATGCCAATCTCTCGGACCTGTTATTATATTTTCGTTTTTTAATAATGTGTATGCCATTTTTTAACCTTATATTATTTTTAATGCTAATGTATAATACTGACCAGCACTAACTTGTCTCCAGTCACTTAAAGTTCCGACTTGCGTTGGGCTGAATATATTGGTGGTATTTGATAATCCTAGTTGGCCATTGCCATTATACCCCCAGGTCCATAATGTTCCGTCTGTTTTGATCGCTGCTGTATAAAATACCCCGCCAGCAACTTGACTCCAACTACTTAAAGTGCCAACTTGTACTGGGCTACTTCTGTCAGCCGTATCAGATAACCCTAATCCTCCAAAACTATTATATCCCCAATTCCATAATGTTCCGTCTGTTTTAATCGCTGCTGTATGCATATATCCAGCAGCAACTTTGCTCCAATTGGACAAAGTTCCAACTTGTACTGGGCTTGATCTGTGCGCGGTATCCGATAGTCCTAGTTGACCACTATTATTATAACCACACGCCCATAATGTTCCGTCTGTCTTACTTGCTATTGTGTGCTTATATCCACAAGAAACTTGATTCCAGTTACTTAAAGTTCCAACTTGTACTGGACTACTTCTATTTGTTAAATCAGATAATCCTAGTTGACCTGTATTATTTAAACCCCAAGTCCATAATGTGTTATCTGTTTTAATCGCGGTTGTGTGCATTCCACTCCCGCTAGCAACTCGACTCCAGTTACTTAAAGTTCCAACTTGTACTGGACTACTTCTATTTGTTAAATCAGATAATCCTAAGTTACCTTGACCATTATAACCGCAAGCCCATAATGTTCCGTCTGTCTTAATCAATGCTGTATGATACTTTCCAAGAGCAACGTTACTCCAGTTACTTAAAGTTCCAACTTGTACCGGGCTTGATCTAGCAACTGTATTTGATAATCCTAATGCACCAAAAAGATTATAACCCCACGCCCATAATGTTCCGTCTGTCTTAATTGCTACTGTATGTCGGTATCCAACAACAACTTGATTCCAGTTAGATGCAGTCCCGATTTGTACCGGACTACTTCTATTTGTTAAATCAGATAATCCTAGTTGGCCAGCATCATTATTCCCCCAAGCATACATATTCCCAGTTGCCTTAAACATAGCCGTAGACATATATCTTGTTTGTAATTTTGTTCCAGTTACTTTATAAGTCATAATAGTGAAGCCAAAGTTGTATTATCCATTGCATAAACGCTAACGTATGTATTTAGCGTTCCGACTTGTACAGGGCTACTTGTATTAGTATAGTTTTCCTGACCTAATTGACCGGAACTATTTAAACCCCACGCCCAAAGAGTTCCATCCGTTTTTATAGCAACAGAATGATAGTTACTTGCTGCAATTTTGCTCCAATTAGATAAATTACCAATTTGCGTTATACTTGAACGATGAGTTACATCTCCTAATCCCAATTGACCATAACTATTATTACCTATAGACCAAAGAGTTCCATTAGTTTTTAAAAATAATCCATACGTTAATCCAGCAACGACTTTAGACCAACCAGTATTTAACGATATTTGAATAGGGGAATACACGTTAGAACTAGATCTACCTAACCCGCCAAAATTATTATTTCCCCAAGCCCATAATGTATTATCTGTTTTAATAGATAATGTGTGATAATATCCGCAAGAAACTTGACTCCAGTTACTTAAAGTACCAACTTGTACTGGGCTTGATCTATTTGTTTGATCAGATAATCCTAATTGACCGGCAGCATTACTACCCCAAGCCCATAATGTTCCATCTATCTTAATCGATGCTGTATAAGTTAAGCCGCCGATGACTCGACTCCAGTTACTTAAAGTTCCGACTTGAACTAGGTTACTTCTATTCGCTATATCCGATAACCCTAATTGACCATTAGTATTATAACCGCACATCCATAATGTTCCATCTGTTTTTACTGCTGCTATATGATGCCTGCCACCCGCTACTTGACTCCAGTTAGATAGAGTGCCAACTTGTACTGGGCTATATCTAAATGTTAAATCTCCTGATCCTAATTGACCCCAAGAATTATAACCCCAAGTCCATAATGTTCCATCGGTTTTAATCGCTGCTGTATGATAACCTCCTGTAACAATTTGACTCCAGTTAGATAAAGTTCCGACTTGTACTGGGCTTGATCTATCGGTTGTATCAGATAATCCTAATTGACCAGAACTATTCCGACCCCAAGTCCATAATGTTCCGTCTGTGTTTACTGCTGCTGTATGATACTGTCCACAAGCAACTTTACTCCAATTAGATAGAGTTCCAACTTGTACTGGACTCGATCTATGGGTTAAATTAGATAATCCTAATTGACCATAACTATTATTTCCCCAAGCCCATAATGTATTATCTGTTTTAATAGATAATGTGTGATAATATCCGCAAGAAACTTGACTCCAGTTGGTTAAAGTTCCAACTTGCACTGGACTAGAATAATTTGTTATATTGTTAGTTCCTAATTGACCATAACTATTATTACCCCAAGTCCATAATGTTCCGTTTGTCTTGATCGCTAATGTATGGTAGAGTCCACTCGAAAATTTAGTATAAGTTGTGGCATTATATAACCCCGGATACGAAGGTAGTACAACTTTTTGAACAACAGGATCAATACCAACTTGACCAAAACTATTTAACCCCCAACTCCAAAGCGTAGTATCTGATTTAATATAATAACCAAATCTATCGCCAAACGATGCTTCTATTGCAGCATCAATTACAACTGGCGCAGCAATAATAATTCCGTTTAATGACGAATTAACTTCACTCGGATTTATTGATGAATAATCAAAATGAGATTTTGCAGTTAACAAATAATCTGCATTATTACCAAATGCATACAAATTGCCATCAGACTTGATAGCAGCACCCCACGCAGTATTTTGAGTGCCTGTTGGGAATTTGCTCCAATTGGCAGAAGACACTACTTGATTAAGATCAACACGGTATGAAGTAAGATTGTACCCTAGTTGACCAAAATTATTCAAACCCCAAATCCGCGTTCCGTCTGTGTTAATTGCTATTATATGATCAGCTCCGCAAGCAACTTTACTCCAGTTAGCTGCAATTCTGACTTGCACTGGGCTTGATCTACTGGCAGTATCTCCGAGTCCTAATTGACCATAAGCATTATAACCGCAAACCCATAATGTTCCGTCTGTCTTGATTGCTGCTATATGACGGTTACCACAAAAAATTTGGCTCCAGTTACTTAAAGTTCCGACTTGTACTGGACTTGATTTACTATTAAATGACTCGCCTATTCCTAATTGACCATAAAAATTATAACCACAAGTCCATAATTGTCCATTTGAATTAATTGCTGCGGTAAGGTGATATCCGCAACTAACTTTACTCCAGTTATTTAAAGTTCCAACTTGTACTGGGCTTGATCTAGTTGCAGTATCAGATAACCCTAAGTTTCCATACAAATTATAACCCCAAGTCCACAATGTTCCATCTGTTTTAATTGCTGATGTATGGCGATATCCGCAAGAAATTTGGCTCCAGTTGGTTAAAGTTCCGACTTGTACTGGGCTTGATCTATTTGTTAAATCAGATAATCCTAATTGCCCAGAACTATTCCGACCCCAAGTCCATAATGTTCCGTCTGTTTTTACCGCTGATGTATGATAATGTCCACTAGCAATTTTACTCCAGTTGGTTAAAGTTCCGACTTGTACTGGGCTTGATCTATGAGTTAAATTAGATAATCCTAATTGACCATAACTATTATTACCCCAAGTCCATAATGTTCCGTCTGTTTTAATTGCTGCTGCATGATAATATCCTTTGCCAGCAACTTGACTCCAGTTACTTAACGTTCCGACTTGTACTGGGCTTGATTTATTATATATATCGCCTAATCCTAATGCACCGAAACTATTCAAACCCCAAATCCATAATGTTCCGTCTGTCTTGATCGCTGCTGTATTAAGTAATCCGCAAGCAACTTGACTCCATGGTATATTACCAATTGAGGTTGGAGCTGAAGTTAAAAACCGATAATTCCTACCAACTTCCCAAAGTGAGTTATCATTTTTTATTACATAATTTGAATTATTTTTTATACCATAATATTGAGCCATTTATATTCCGTAAACTACTTTTGTAGGTAAAGGTGTTGTATCTACTAACCCTAATTGACCATACCCATTATCACCCCAAGTCCATAATGTTCCGTCTGTTTTAATTGCTGCTACATAAAACATTCCAGAATAAATTTGACTCCAGTTACTTAAGGTTCCAACTTGTACTGGGCTTGATCTATTGACTTGATCAGATAACCCTAATTGACCATACACATTATTTCCCCAAGTCCAAAATGTTCCATCTGTTTTAATCGCTGTAGTCAGGCGATATCCGCAAGCAATTTTACTCCAGTCACTTAAAGTTCCAACTTGTACTGGGATTGATCTAGGCGCGGTATCCGATAATCCTAATTGACCATAAAAATTATAACCACAAGTCCATAATGTTCCGTCTGTTTTAATTGCTGCTGTATGATAATACCCGCAAGAAATTTGACTCCAGTTACTTAAAGTTCCGACTTGCACTGGGCTGGATCTATTTGCGGTATCAGATAACCCTAAGTTTCCATACACATTCCACCCCCAAGCCCATAATGTTCCATTTGATTTAATCGATGCTGTATAATATCGCCCACAAGCAATTTTGCTCCAGTTACTTAAAGTTCCAACTTGTACTGGGCTTGATCTATGAGTTAAATCAGATAATCCTAATGCACCAAAAAGATTTTGCCCCCAAGTCCATAATGTTCCATCTGTTTTAATTGCTGCTACCAACTCTGATCCGCTAGCAATTTTACTCCAGTTACTTAACGTTCCAACTTGTACTGGACTTGATCTATGAGTTAAATCAGATAATCCCAATTGACCATAAGAATTAATCCCCCACGTCCATAATGTGTTATCTGTTTTAATTGCCAATGAATGTTGAAATCCACCAGCAATTTTACTCCAGTTACTTAAAGTTCCGACTTGTACTGGGCTTGATCTATTGGCAGTATCCGATAACCCTAATGCACCATAACCATTCCAACCCCAAGTCCATAATGTTCCGTTTGGGTTGATTGCTGCTGTATGATACAAACCTCCACTAACGATACCCCAGTTACTTAAAGTACCAACTGGTACTGGGGTGTATATGGTTGATGTAATAGCAAATGCAGTCCATGCAAGAGATTGAGGAGTATTTTCTAAAGCTCCAAAGGCTCCCCGAATATACGTTTTTGAAGTATTAGCTCTATCTGAAAATATTATTGCGCTCGGTAATACAGCAACTATATCGGCAAAATTATCTAAATCAAGTTTTGGAACATTAAATGTTCCAAAACTTGAATTAAATGCATTACCTACATTTAACGCGTAATATCCAGAAGAACTAATATTATTTTGACCAAATACAACAGTTTTTCTACTAGAAATTTTTAACGTTTCTATTGGAAAATAATTTATATCATCTGCTTTAATATATGTATAATCTAAATCAACAGAATTTAGTTTATAATTAGAACTCATTTAAATATCACTCCTGCTGAATAAGCTTTAACTTCTACTTTAACAGCAGTATTTATCGATCCAATTCTAACTGGGCTACTTTTATTTGCTGTATCTCCTGTTCCTAATTGACCATAACCATTATAACCTAATGCCCATATACTTCCATCTGTTTTTGTAAATAAAGTTGCATCTAAATTTGTAGAAACTGAATTCCAAGTATCTCCAGTAACTGATTTTTTTACTGGATTAGTATATTGTACAAAATCTCCTAATTGACCATTATTATTAAAACCCCAAGTCCATAATGTTCCGTCTGTCTTACTTGCTATTGTGTGCATATATCCAGCAGAAATTTGGCTCCAGTTACTTAAAGTTCCGACTTGCGTTGGACTTAATCTATTTGTTAAATCAGATAATCCTAATTGACCAGAACTATTCCGACCCCAAGTCCATAATGTTCCGTCTGTTTTGATTGCCGCTGTATAATATTCACGAGCAGAAACGTTACTCCAGTTACTTAAAGTTCCGACTTGTACTGGGCTTGATCTATGAGTTAAATTAGATAATCCTAATTGACCATAACTATTATCACCCCAAGTCCATAATGTTCCGTCTGTTTTAATTGCAGTTGTGTAAGATCTCCCACAAGCAATTTTACTCCAGTTACTTAAAGTACCAACTTGTACTGGGCTTGATCTATTGGCAGTATCTGATAATCCCAATTGACCAATATTATTATTTCCCCAAGTCCAAAATGTTCCATCTGTTTTAATTGCTGATGTATGGCGATACCCGCAAGCAATTTTACTCCAGTTACTTAAAGTACCAACTTGTACTGGGCTTGATCTATTGGCAGTATCTGATAATCCCAATTGACCATTAATATTAAAACCCCAAGTCCATAATGTTCCGGCTGTTTTAATTACTGCTGTATGATAATATCCGCAAGCAATTTTACTCCAGTCACTTAAAGTTCCGACTTGCACTGGACTCGATCTACTGTTTATATCTGATAATCCTAATGCACCATAAAAATTAGCTCCCCAAGTCCATACTGTTCCATCTGTTTTAATCGATGCTGTAGACCACCCTCCGCAAGAAATTTGGCTCCAGTTACTTAAAGTTCCGACTTGCGTTGGACCTGATCTATTTGTTAAATCAGATAACCCTAATACACCATAACTCGCAGTATTACCCCAAGTCCATAATGTTCCGTCTGTCTTACTTGCTATTGTGTGCATATATCCAGCAGAAATTTGGCTCCAATTGGACAAAGTACCAACTTGTACTGGGCTTGATCTATTGAATTGACCATTTGGAAAATTATTTGAATTATATCTACCAGCTTCCCATATAGCATTAGTTGTATCAACTATCCATATATTATCATCATCCATACTAGCAGTAGATATCGATATACCGCCTATTTGTACCGGACTACTTCTATGAGTTTGATCTGATAATCCTAATTGACCGTAATTGTTTTTACCAAATACATATCCACCATAACTTTTATCTACTAACATTGCTCCATAATCTGAACAATATACTTTAGTCCAATCGCTACGAGTTCCAATTTGAACTAAACTTGAACGATAAGTTGTATCTGATATGCCTAATTGACCATAAGAATTATTACCTACAGACCAAGCTGTACCATTAGTTTTAATTCCAACAAAATGATTTCTACCAACATCAAATGTGATCCAAGTAGATGTATAATCGCTCCAAGGTATATCATCTGACAATCCTACAGGATATATACTATTGTTTATGTCTAAACAGAAAAAATCTGTATCGCTTGAAGAAATCTGTTTAAATGTTTTAGAAGTTGTTGCTTTAACAGGTACGCTAGTGTTCGCACCATCGAATGGACGAGAAATTCCCAATTGACCAAAACTATTCAAACCCCAAGACCATAATGTTCCGGCTGTCTTGATCGATGCTGTATGATATTGCCCGCAAGCAATTTTACTCCAGTTACTTAAAGTTCCGACTTGTACTGGGCTTGATCTATTGGCAGTATCCGATAACCCTAATGCACCATAACCATTATAACCGCAAGTCCATAATGTTCCGTCTGTTTTAATCGCTGCTATATGAGAATACCCGCTAGCAACTTGACTCCAGTCACTTAACGTTCCAACTTGTACTGGGCTTGATCTACTGACTGTATCTGATAATCCTAATTGACCATAAATATTACGACCCCAAGACCATAATGTTCCGTCTGTCTTGATCGATGCTGTATGATACTGCCCGCATGCAACTTGACTCCAGCCACTTAAAGTTCCGACTTGTACTGGGCTTGATCTAGTTGCAGTATCAGATAACCCTAATTGACCGGAAGTATTTAAACCGCAAGTCCATAATGTTCCGTCTGTTTTAATCGCTGCTGTATGCCCATAACCGCAAGCAACTTGACTCCAGTCACTTAAAGTTCCAACTTGCGTTGGGCTTAATCTATTTGTTAAATCAGATAATCCTAATTGCCCAGTATTATTACGACCCCAAGACCGTAATGTTCCATTTGAATTAATCGCTGCTGTATGCCCATAACCGCAAGAAATTTGGCTCCAGTTATTTAAAGTTCCAACTTGTACTGGGCTATATCTATCTGTTTGATCAGATAATCCTAATGCACCAAAAAAATTACGACCCCAAGTCCATAATGTGTTATCTGTTTTGATCGCTACTGTATGACGATATCCGCTAGCAACTTTACTCCAGTTACTTAAAGTTCCAACTTGTACTGGGCTTGATCTATTGGTTATATCTGATAACCCTAATCCTCCAAAAAAACTATTATATCCCCAAGTCCATAGTGTTCCGTCTGTTTTAATCGCTGCTGTATTCATATATCCAGCAGCAACTTTGCTCCAATTGGTTAAAGTACCAACTTGCATTAAAAAACTTCTATTGGCTAAATCAATAATACTTCCAGATGTATATAATTGATTTCTTTCATTTAAAAATGCTGTAGAGGCTCCACTACGAATTATACTAATACTAGTCCAATTGTATGCACTAGATATAACAACCGGGCTTGATCTAGCAACTGTATTTGATAATCCTAATTGACCATAAGCATTATTACCAAACATTTGAACTCCGCCTAATGGAAGATAAAATGCATAATCTGAAATTTTTGCTAGATACTGAAATGGATCATTTCCGCCTTCTTTGAATGCCATTACTTATTCTCCAATTTTTCATTTAACTCTTTAATAGCTTCTAATAAAATTCCTATCAATGCAGTATAAGCGATAGATTTAACACCATCAACTGTATTAACTAATTCCGGCAATACGGTTTCTAATTCTTGAGCAATTAAACCGTAACTTTTATTTCCAGTAGATTTCCAATTAAAACTTACACCTTGCAATTTAGTTAAAATATCCAAAGAATTATCAATTTTTTGAATATTCTCTTTTAAATTTATATCAGAAGCAGTGTTAAAATTAGTTGCATATAATGTATTATCCCCTGAAGTATAATATAAATTTCCAGTATCTACTCTAGCATCTGTCCATGTACTTGTTGAATTAGCAGAAAGACCGATATAATATGTTGTAGATGCTGCTACACTAGATAAGGTAGCTCCACCGGATAGCGTAGACCAAGCAAATGCACTGCCAGTCCAATTTAAATATCCAGTTGATGGTGTAAGAAAACCGGTAGTGCTTGCACCTGTTTGGTATAAAATTTGATTAGCAGACCCGCCTGCGATATTAGTTGCGTTGTCACCGCCAATTGCGCCCCATACGGTACCATTGTATCCTTCAAATTTTAATGTTGAAGTGTTAAAACGTAAATTACCCTGCGCTGGTGATGAAGGTAATGTTGATGTTGTTGGTAAAACTAATGATGATGAAAATTTTGCAGACGATACTTGTAATCTGTTAGTTCCATCGTCAGTTCCGGTACCAATTAATACGTTACCGCCATATTGTGCTAGTTTTACTAAACCAGTATCTAATACTTCTATACTTGGAATACCAGATACATCGTTAGCTGCAAAAATTGTACCAGTTAAACTATTAGTAACGGAAAGTAATTGTCCGGCAGATCCATCAAAACTAAGCATACCATTTAAAGTTGGGTATGCAGTTAATGTAATATTCTGAGCTGCAGTACTTGCGTCTGCCCCAGAAAATACAATCTTAGGGTCGCCTGCTGCGCTTATATTTGGTGTAATAACTATATTTTTATCAGCTAATGCCATTATGTGTCCTTCATATTATTATGTATTTATTAAATACCAAATCTGCCTCTTAGGGCATTAAAATTTTGTAATACTTCTGCTGCAGTTAGTGCGCGGTTATACATTTTTGAGTTTGCAATAGAACATTTAGGATAATAATTATAACTTCCACCGCCACTACCATTATTTCCAAATCCGCCTATAGAAATATCATTAGTCGTTCCAATTCCAGTTACTGCAGTAGCGGTCGTTGACCCTGTACCTAACGGTGCACCATTAACATAAGGAGTAAACACATCTCCAGTTCTTACCACTACAACTTGATACCATGATCCTTGATTTATTTGTGCTCCACTTGTTGCAATTGTCCAAGACGCACAAGCTGGTAATGTTGATAAACCATTCCAAACATAATAATACAAAGTTGTTGATGTATATTCAAACGACGTATGATAACCTCGATATCCTATAATATTACTCATTTGTTCCGTTGCATCATATGCTGCTGGATTAATATCATTTATTTTAAACCATACTTCCCAAGTATGATTGTTATACATGAAGTTTGCAACAGTTAAATTACCAGTTGCAGTTAAGTACATATTTGGACCATATTTTGGCGTAGATGCACTTCTTGTAAACGTTATACTATCGTCGTTTACTGTAGCAAATTGATTACGATACAGATTCATAGTATAACCGCCAACTGTATCTTTAAATGGCATTGGCGCATTAGTAGTATCATTTTCTACTTTTACACCCCAAAAATCTAATACATAATCAGTAGTATTATTGTCTAAAATATCAAAAAATGTTTTAGCAGTAGCAGTAGTTGTATTAGAATATGAAATGCGCACCCATTTACCAGTTACTAATTGAGATGAATATTCTAGTGATGGGGTTACATCGTGTAAACCACTCCAAATTTGATTACTGTCTAATATCGTTCCGCTTATTTTTCTAACATAAAAACTAATAATATAAGTATCAGTTGTATTTGGAGTAAAGCTAGTAAAACTTATTCTAAGTAAGCTTTGACCAGAAGTTCTACATGACATCCTAACAGCAGTCATACTACCATCAGGCGCATCTATACCAGTTGTTAATGTAGCATTTGCTGAGAATATATTTGACCAAGTTGATGAATTATAATTTGGATTTTGTACTAAATTTCCAGTACCTAAAGTAGAAGTAAACTTTTTAGGATTTTTAAAATCTAAATTTAACAGTAAACTATCAGTAACTATATTTGGGCTGTGTGTTAAACTCATAATCCGTACCTCGCTTTAGTTGCATAAAAAATTTGATTAAGTTCTGCAAGTGATAACTGTCTATTATAAATCATTGCCGCTCCGATACTTCCTTTAAACCATCTACCAAAGTAATCAGTAGATCCGATAGTTAAATGAGAACTTGCAAGATTTAATGGAGTAGCATAACTTGACGAACTGCCAGTTACTGAATTTATACCAGATGAATTACCACAGTATAATGTTGTATTGTTTACAACACCGTCTCCTAATGTAGTTATTGCAACCATATTCCATTCTGCCTTATTTACAACTACTGTAGATGGAGTGTAATCATTATTCCAATATGCAGAAGTAGCGTAAAAGGTGGATCCGCTAGTATTAATTGACAGCAATGCCCCGCCTGATGCAGATCTAGCACCGTAAGCGATTAGACCGGTATATGCATCAGCATTAACTTGTGTAGTATCTGGTTTACACCAACATATCATAGTGCGATTTGATGATCCTAATGGTAGATTTACAGGAGTAAGTGAATAAATTGCACTACTCGTACCATTAAAACTAAACGATCCATCACTTGCAAAAGTTACATTTGATGTTAATGTAGTATTACCTGTTATATCTAAAAATGCTTGTGTTGTAGAACGAGCACCTGATACAAATGGAGTTGCATATGACCCAGATTCTAATTGAAATCCACAAAAATCTATAACATATCCACCGGTTGTTGCACCAGAGTGTATGATAAAAATATCTAATCCGCTGTTAGTAGCATCACCGGTTAAAGTATATCTTTTCCATGAACTTGTAAAAGTTGGATTCCAATCACCTGTTGGTGTAATATCACTTATACCAGATTTACGCCAAATTTGTGCTAGACTTAATCCAGCAGATGGAGCTGCAACTATTCTAGCATAATATGAAAATGTATAAGTTCCGGTAGTTAAATTTGTGCCAGGTATAGTTATTGACCAATATTTGTAACCAGTTGACCCTGACGAATATCTTAACACGCCGGGAGAGTTAATTGGATTAGACACACTAGTTACATACGAATATGTGTGCGTACTTGTAGCATCGTAATTATACGATGGCATTGAAAATGCAGAACCGGTATAATTTGCATACGGATAAGTTACATAATTTGTAGTAGGAGCACCTTTATATGATTTTGCAGTATTAGACGGATCTAAATAGAATGCCAATCCATTAGTTACTATACTCATATTCCGTATCTCCCTCTAATTGCATTAAAGTTTTGTTGTACTTCAGTTGCGGTTAATGCTTTATTATAAATTCTAGTTGCAGAAATTCTACCAGTAAAGTTTGTAGCAGCACTTGGTGTAGATCCTAACATACCAATGGTTGTCACTGCAGCAGTATTTGTTATAGACCCCGTAGATGAATCTGATGACACAAATGCTCCGTTACGATACAAAGATACATTGTATCCGTCATAAGTTCCTACAATATGATGCCATGAATTAAGTGATATTACCGAACTTATAATCGTAGTGTACCCAGTACCAGTACCTGCACCTGCAACAAACCGTTCAAATGCAAAGTTTGTATCAGTAGTAGCACTACCATGGAATAATAAGTTATATCCATCTCTACCAGGTCCTGGATTGCTTTCTCTACAAATAATTCCAGGAAATCCGCCTGCACCTGGATTAGTTGTTGGATAAACCCATGCTTCAAATGAACATGGTAACACACCTAAAAACTGTAAATTTGAAACAGATGCTAAACTAATGTAATGTGATGATTCTGCGGTATAAGTTAAGTAGCCTGCTGCGCTGTAAATTGGATTATTAGTAAGTGTTCCGTTATTAGAGGTATTACTAGTGTCAGTTACTAAGACATTATTAACATTTGTATTTGGATTAAATGCAGTCATACTAGAACTACGTTCTAATTGCAATCCATCCCACCACATAGTAATACCTGTGCCGCTAGTGTCTGTGCCATCTAATCTACACTGAACATATGCAGTTGATGCATTTGAAAACGTAGAGGTGTACGATATTCTAGTCCAATTAGTAGTAACAGCTAATCCTGCTGTTCCAGCTGCAATATAACTTCCACTTGAATTTGCCTCCATTATAAAAAGTTGACAAGTTGTAGAAACACTAGCTTTAACCCAAACACTAACTGTCCAAGTTTGTCCATTTGCTGCTGGCGCCATATTCCAAGTTGATGTATTGTAGGTTGGAATGTATGGATCATTACCTGTAATTACCATCTTTAATGGTCTATTTAAATTACCAACTGGAGATCTAGTTGTAGTATCAACTGATAGAGTACAGTTGTAACCAGTAGGAGTATTAATCCAAGAATATAAATCTAGTGGTTTTGGATGTACATTTGGACTATAACTTTTTTGGTTTGCAATATCAAAATTACAAACCAACCCGTTAGTAACAATTTGTGGATTATAACTAACTCCCATAATTAAAATTCCACAATTAATTTTTCAACATCTTTACGTTCTGCAAACACAGTATAGAAACAGTTGATATTATTTCCACCAACAATTACTGTATTATCTACAATATCTTCAACCCATAAATCTTGTGATTTACCAATAGCAGTTAAGTTTACTGTAATAGTATCTTCATGGACCAATTCAGTCCAATAATCTGGTAATTCTATAACATTAGAATCTTTTAATCTACCACGAATATACACACCATTTTCTGGTCCCTCTAAACTACCATAACGTAGTTTCATATCTGGTTTAGTTGGATGGTCAATTACGAATGATTTAGTAGTAGCAGCAAATGAACCGTTTACTTGAAGTTTGTAGTTAACAGTTGCCCCAGTTCCAATACCAACATTACCTGTTGTAGTAATACGCATCCATTCATTTATAGCATATATATTTCCAAATACTATCGGTGCTGCAGATCCACTAGAAAGTATAGCACCGGATTGTATATAATTAGTACCACTAGTCGCCATTATTCTAAGCATAGAATTAGCATCTTGTATTATTTGGGTAGTATCAGCTGCTGTATATACATGTAACTTTGCAGATGGACTAGTTGTTCCAATACCAACATTACCGGCAGAATCAATACGCATACGTTCAGTTGATACACCTGACGAGTTGGAAGTTACAAATGCTAATCTGCCAGGCACAACTCCGGTGCTAACAGTGCCATCAACTGAGCCTCTAACATACGCTGCAGTAACAAAGTTAGTAGCATCGTCTCCAAAAAACCCAATTTCACCTATAGAATCGTTAACAACTACTGCTGCTCGTGTACCAACTGCAGCGCCTCTAGATTTACCAAGAATTAACGCGGGTGGAAATGCATTAGCACTCCATCTTGTTGAATTTACATATGAGCTGGAACTAGTACCATGCACTTGCAATCCTGCAACACCGGCCACAGTGTATGCTGTAGAAGTACCAATTAGTACGTTACCGCTAGAATCAATACGCATGCGTTCAGAAACGGCTTGTGGCGATACTGTACTATTTCCAGTTCCCCAAGCTATACCGCCTGGATTTCCGTTACCGTTAAATTGCTGCCATGCCATCCAGGTAGTATCAATTTTTTGCTGCAATCGCGTACCAACTGTAGTCCAATCTGTACCGGCTGCATCTCTAAAATGTGAGATATCAAGTAGACCACCGTTACCAGAATATGTACTAAAAAATCTTGCTGCAATCTCTTGACTACCTAGTGTGCCACCTAATGCTGTATTATTTGCTTGAAAACCAATATTACTAACCCATCTATTTTCAGCAAATGTCCAGTATAATGTCTTATCAGCTGCAGCTTTTATAGTAATACCGGCACCGTTTGCAGTTACGTCACTATTTCCAGTAGTTGTAATATTAGTAACTGTACCTGCAGTTGGCGTAGTTCCACCGGTTACGGTGTACGTAATACTAGTTGAACTAACAATAGTAGCAACGGCAATAGAAGTCGGTGATCCGCCGTATAACGTTCCAGTTCCTGCGGTTGCAGAAATTGATGAACCTGGAATTAATCCAGAAGTAGTTGTCATATTTGTGATAGTAGCAGTCCATGGTCCAGTTCCGGTAATAGAACCAACTGTACCAGTAGTACTTATTGTTCCTGATGTAACTGCACCAAGTTCAATATTTTTATCATCAATTGATAATGTTGTTGAATTAATGCTAGTTGTAGTACCATTAACTGTTAAGTTTCCAGAAATAACGGTATCACCGGTAACGGTTAACGTTCCGGTAACAGTTGGACTAACAGACAACACAGCAGACCCGGTTCCAGTAGTACTAGTTGCTCCGCCTACTATCCAACTTTTCGCACCGGTTGATGAAACATAATACTGGCTTTGCGGAATATTTACCTGTCCTGGTAACCATTTAAACGAACTGTCGTCACCATTTCTTGCAGCAATACATATCCATCCTGGACCCGGAACCCAAGTTGAGTTTTGATAACTTACGACTCTAAACTTTGTTTGGTCCGATGTTGCTGACTGGCCTTCAGTAATTTGATAATAAAGTGCTTCCCATGCAAGTAACGGAATACCATTAGATGTACAAGTGGTTGTAGTGGTAACATTGCTTGGATTATAATATACAACTGTTCCCGAAATTGGACAACTTATGTCAAAAAAACCACTTGCGCTTTCTTCTGGCATTTCAACCGGAATAGCAATAACCCTAGTTGACCACAAAATATTAGTAGTTGTAGTTGTAACAGTACCGCCACCTTGTAACGCATATTGTGCAGTAAGATTTTTCCAATCAACTACTAAACTTCCGCTAGCAGTAGCAAACGATGTTGCTTGTAATGTCCCAGTACTTGGAGTATATTTTAATTTTGATAACGACGTTTTAACTAACGCACCGTTAGTTGGATCTGTAAACAACGGATAACACGACGAAGTAGTTGCATTATCATCAGTAAGAGATAATGCATCTTGAAATGCCATTTTGCCTAAATCAGAATTTGTTGGGATTTGGTTGGGTTTAGTGCCAAGCAAATTTAACAATTTAGACATTATTCACCCGCCCATTTTCTATGTGGAGTAGTTGGAGCATCTATAAGTGGTAACGCTGCTTCTTGCGCTGCAGTTAATTCTGCTTTTGCATTTGCATGCCACCCGTCAATTGGTAACATTTCAGGATATTGTATCCCATCTTCTGTTTTTAATGCGTTACCAGTTGGTTTATAAATTAACCCAATTACGTCTAAAATAATAGTTGGTACAAACTGTGTATCACTTTTAGTACCATAAACGGGTTGAATAGATCCTAGGCCTGCGCTAATTAATGTTTCTTCTAACTCAGCTTGATCGGTAAATTTTAAATAATAATTTTTCATGTTGTGTTCCTTTAAAGTGTAAGTGTTTGTAATTCAGTATTACTTAGTCGTTTTGGATAATAGGCAATTTTTGCAATTTGTCCATTTAGCACACCGTAAATAGTTGTTGAATAACCAATTGTTAATTTATGAACAACAGGCGGAATTTGTCCAGCACTATCAGTAACTATATCGTAGTTATTTAACGAATGTGCAAAATTATCAGTTTTATAACCATACGCAGTTTTATTTACTGAAGTTAGTGATATCGTACCGGAATACATATCTGCATTTGTTATACCACCTGGGATATGTGTTCCGCATGTTACATAATTTATGCTAGTCTGAAGTAATTGATAATGATTGTAGTTCCAGTCATTTAAATAATTTAGTTCAGTAATAGTTGGGTAATTTGCAGTTGCAGTAATAGCGTATGGACGACTAAATGACGTTACAATAGTTCCTTCAGATTGTTTATACCAGCTAGAAAAGTTAGTACCTGATATTAATGGTTGATCTGCGACACGAGTAACTGACGTAGTTGCAAATACTGTATCAGCAACTCTTGATGAAGTGCCAGTTGCTACATTTGGAATATAACTCGACACCCGATATGAATTTTCTTCAAATTGCGCACCCCATGCATACACATAATCAGATGTAGTATTACTTGTTCCTTGGTCTCTTACATATATTCTGTATATAACAGTAGTTGACGCATTACCAGCTAATGATGTGCTAAGCCTAACCCAGCCGTTAAAAGATGGGATTGCAGAATATGCAAAACAACCGGTAGAATCTATAACTGTATTAGTATCAAAATTATACGTTAGTACTGATTGGGTAAATGGAGTCGAATTAAATAAATTTACAGTAACGACAGGCACACTGCCTCTTTTTACATAAACTGACCAAGTATTTGAAGTACGATTTGCAGTTATAGATAAAGATTGACCAACATATCCGGTATTTACAGTACTAGCTAAAGTAGTTTGTATTTTATCAGCAGTTTGAGAGCCATCAGGTGATATAATTTGATTTGCAGTTACTGAGACATTAGCTCCGCCTGTAGTCCATGCACCGTTAGAAAAATCTTCACTATACGTAGCTGAATTTGTACTAGCCGCTTCTATTAATATTCTAGAACCTAACCCTAAATTATTGGGATTATAATCGTACCGTGCTACTCCAGATGCAGCAGTTGTCATATATCCATTCGATCCAAAATACGTTGCAGTAGAAGCTCTTGATGAAAATGTCAAATAATTCGGTATATAACTAGTTGCAAATGAATTAACTTCTACTTGAGCACCCCAAATGTAAATACTAGATATGTTATCACCGGTATAAGTATTAGCTAAATCTTTAATTAATGTAATCTGCATGGTGTTAGTAGTGTTCACTGCTGCTTTAGTAGTAGTAATCGAGCATCTATACCACCCATTTCCTACTGGTGTAATAGTTGATGTTGGTGCAGTATAATCTGCACTTGCTGCATCTGCATTTAATATAGTACCTGTTTGTAAGTCAAATCTTACACCAGTTGAAGCACTAACAAAATTGCTCATTGTTATTTCAAATTGAGGTCTAGAAGATGCTACTAATTTAGCATACACTGACGCAGTAACAGTTTCGTTTGATCCGGATCTAGTAAGGTAAATATAATGGCCAACTGACGCAGTGCTATCTTCAACTAACATATCAGCTGTCCAAAATCCATCAGGCGCTAATGCAACATTAGAAATAACTCGCAAGTTATGAGTAGTCCATGCATTAAAATCTTCACTTATAGTTACTACATTAGTACGTTGTTCTTCAACTAATAATCCAAGAGATTCACCAGTAACCGGATTATGATCAAAACGAGGAATTCCGCTTGCAGCTATTTTTAAAATACCATCATCGTCATAATATGATCCTATAGATGCTCTAGTAAACGTAATCCTAGGATCAAGCATTTTAGAATTTGCAAAGTCTAAATTTAATGTTGGAATAACAGACGAGCGTGTTATGTCTCCTAAATCAGGGACATAATTATCAGCATCTTCATATGCCATTGTTCCTAAATCAGCATTTGTTGGTATTTGATTTGGATTTGTTCCTATTAATCCCATATATTTTTCCTTATTGTGTTGTTATAGATTGCAATTCAGCATTTGTTAAGCGTTTTGGGTAATATGCTAGTTTGAGTATGTGTAAGTTTTGATTAGATCCGATTAACATTCTACTCATACCTTGTCCAACCGCAGCAGACGTATCAGTTTCAACTGTGTTACCAGAAACTGAAAGTGCAATGTCATTAGTTGCGTATGCAAGTGCGCATGATATTACAGTTTGTGATGTAACAGCAGTTCCATTTAAATCCCATTGAGAAACACTGTTATTATATCCGTACGAATCAATAACTGCACCGCCGCTACCGCTCACATATCTTAATGAAATAAGTGTAATTGCACCGCCTGCACCCGTATCTACCCATGCCATAGTCGGAACCGATACTGCAGTAGTAGTTGACATTAATCTTGAAGTTGCATGCAATGTGCCTTCATCTTGTCTGTACCAATTTAAAAAGTTAGTGCCTGTCATTGCAGCAAATTCACCAATTCTAGTATATAACGATGCAGAATACAAATCAGCAGATCGGTTAACAGTACTAGAAGCAGTCTTAATATACGAAGATGCAATTGCTCCGGATTCTACTTGTGCTCCCCAGATAAACAATCCAGAACCAACGGTTCCGATATAATTGTTTAATCCGCCGCCGGCGTTATCCCAATTTACATAATAAAAACTACCATTTGTATTAGTTTTTGTAAATGTTGCACAGCATCTATACCATCCATTGCCAACTGCGGTCATAGTTGCCTGTGATGCACCTTGGAATATTGTACCTGCAACTAAATCAAATACAATATATGCTTCGGCATTTGCAGTTACTGAAATACAAGTTCGTTCGCCTGCCTTTGCATAAATGCTCGAAGTATATACAGATCCAACTGATACAGTTCCAATTGATTGTACAATTAAATGCTGAATAGCTGATCCAGTAACAGTTTCGGTCATTTTATCAGCAGTAGTAGTACCGTCCGGCGCTACTGTTGCATTTGCTGTAAAACTAACTGCGCTAGTTGTCCAGTATGAAGTATTATCAAATTGTTCACTATAATAAAATAAGTTAGCAGATGAAGTTTCTAACAATAACTTTGGAGCTAATTTTAAATTAGCTGGATTATATGTATACCGTGCAGCATTTGCTGATGCATATTTAATTAACCCGGTTGAATCATAATATGACCCAAAACTTGCGCGAGATGTAAATGTTTCAGATGACGGAATATAACTTGACATAAATGGAAATGCTTCAAGTTGCGCACCCCATATGTATATACCACTTGTTCCGTTGCCGGTACCTTGCATTCTACCAATTTGAATTTGATTGTTAGTCATATCAAAACCACTAGAAAATGTTCTAGTTATATAGCACCGATACCACCCATTTCCTACCGGAACTACACCGTAATCGTCTGGAGATCCGGCAACATTTGATTTTCCTCCGGTAGATAAATTAGCTTTAAATTGAATATCACTTGCACCATTAGTAAAAATATCAGGATAAGTTTCAGTAAATTCAGCAGCTTTAGCATAATATGATAACGTGTAAGTAGTATTTGCAGATAGTCCGCCATATGATGCCAAGTAGCCGTATGGACTACCACTATTCAATATGATTTTACTAGCAGTAAATGTGCCGTCTGGAGCAACTGCAGCATTTGGTACTATTGTACAGTTTGCTTTGCCCCACACTGTGTTATCAAAAAACGGTTCAGAACATTTTAATAAATTTTGCCGTTGTTCTTCCATTAACAATCCAAGTGATTGTTTAGTAATCGGATCATGATCAAATCTTGGTTGATTAGTTGCTACTACTTCAATTAATCCATCTTGATTATAGCGTGTTGCAATACTAGCTCTAGCAAATGTAATTCTTTTATCTAATCTTTTAGTATTAGCAAAATTTAATAACAACGATGGTCTAACAGATGCTCCGGTATAAGTAAGTCCGGTTGCATCACCTATAAACGCAGCTGCTTTAATTTTTCCGGTTGCTAAAATTGACCATGCATTTGTTAACGTGCTATTTGTACCCGCAACGGGTGCTGCAACATATAGATTAGCAGCATCGGTAATTGTTATTGCATTTGTGCTTGCAAACGTTGGAGCTGATATCGCGTTAATATAACTACTTGCAACTGTACCAGCTAGACTTGATGTATCTGTGTAAGTACGTGCTTGTAATTTTAAATTAACGCCAGCTGTTGTCCATGCTGCAGCACTAATTGCAGTAGTTGTTGTAGTTATATTACCGTTAATTATTGTTGATAACACAGACGAATTACCAATTGTAACAGTATTTGATCCAGAACCAATTGCATTATAGCCAATTACTGTTTCGTTAGTAACACCTGCTGCGGCTGATGCTCGTGTAGTATGGCCAAGATATGTTGAACTGTTTATTGATGTTACTTGTGTATTACCGTTTGTTAAATATCTCCCAGCGCCATCTCCAATTGCTAAATTGTATGTTCCAGAAGATACGGCATTTAATGCAGCAGCACCAATTGCAATAGTTGGCCCAGTAAGTGCAGCTTGTGCTGCACCATTACCAATAGCTATATTGTTATCACTAGTTAAATTAGCCTGAAGACTGCTGACACCAATAGCTACATTACTACTACCAGAAGTGTTACTAAACATACTACTGGTACCAGTAGCTACATTATTACTTCCAGTAGTGTTAGCCTGAAGAGCTCGCTGACCGCTAGCTGTATTGTTTTGGCCAATAGTATTAGCATTTAAACTGTATGAACCAATAGATACGTTTGAATCACCTGAAAACAATGTAGCAGGACCAACAAGAAACCCAGATCCAGCGCCACCGATTAACGATGCAGTTGCAGTCATAACAGTGCTAGTATCTTTAAATCCAGAACCATAGGTAACAAATGTACAAGCAGTCACTGCGCCACCTGATACTGTTATATTTGCAGTTGGATATGTTGTTGCAGCTGATCCAGATACATATGTTAATTGAACATTTGAGTAAGTGCCAGTACCGGTATATCCAGTTCCTCCAGATAATATTGATGATGATTTAGTAACAGTTGTATTGTTATATAACGCATTAAACCCGACTGCAGTGTTATTAGAACCAGCAGTATTAGTATACATACTAGAATGACCGGCAACTACGTTGTTATTGCCAGTTGTATTAGAAAGAAGACTATTAGCACCAACAGAAATATTATAACCTCCTGCTGTATTAGAGAAAAGACTTTGATATCCAAGTGCTTGATTATATTGGCCAAGTGTATTAGCATACAAACTTAGTGCCCCAACTGATACGTTATAATTACCAGCTGATATACTAGAAACAGGAATAAGGAATCCGGAACCCCCGCCACCAATTAACGATGCAGTTGCAGTCATAACAGTGCTAGTATCTTTAAATCCAGAACCGTTACTTACTAACGTGCAGGAAGTAACTTGACCACCTGATACTGTTATATTTGCAGTTGGATATGTTGTTGCAGCTGATCCAGACACAGGTGTTAATTGAACATTATAATAAGTTCCAGTGCCGGTATATCCAGAGCCACCGGTAATTGTTCCAAAACTACTAACACCAGTTGTATTTTTGTACAGACTTTGAAAACCAATTGCAATATTAGAAGCGCCAGTAATATTGCTTTGAAGACTATAAGAACCAATAGCTGTATTATAAATGCCGGTTGTATTTTTTTGAAGACTACTATAACCGCTAGCAGTATTGTTACCACCAATTGTATTATTTTGAAGACTACCAAAACCAATAGCAGTGTTAGAACTGCCGGACGAAAACGAGCTAGCTAAAATACTAAATCCAGAACCGGTGCCACCAATTGATGCCGAATCAATTGTAAATGCGGTACTTGATACAGTTGAGTAAGCATAGGAACCAGGTGTAACTAATGCACATGCACTTACGTTGCCGGTTGCATTAACTGTTATATTTACTATTGGATATGACCCAAACACTGCACCATATAGACCTGATAACGTTACATATTTATATGTACCAGGTGTATACCCGGTGCCACCGGTAATTGTACCAAATGCGCCAATACCGGTTGTAGTACTGTACATTGCAAGTGCTCCAATTGCAACATTGCCGGTACTAGCCGTAGCTGTATACATACTTTGATACCCAATTGCTGTATTATTATTTGCAACTGTATTATTAAATAACGCACTTGCACCTACTGCAGTATTAGAACTTCCAATATTAGCATATAAACTTTTATACCCAACAGCTACATTTGAGTCACTAGATGCTACTGACCCAATAGAAATTAGCAATCCGGATCCAGTTCCGCCAATTGACGCTGAGTCTGCACTCATAACAGTACTAGAATTTTTAAATCCAGTCCCATAGGTAAGTAGTGTACACGATGTAACTGCACCATTTGTTACTGTTATGTTAGCAGTTGGATATGTAATTGCAGTTGATCCAGAAACATATGTTAACTGAACATTAGTGTACATTAGTGTAGCGGCTGTCGGAGTATACCCAGTTCCGCCTGCAGATATTGTAATTGAAATTACTCTTGCAGTAGTACTAAAAAGACTTTGAGTACCAACAGCAGTATTCCAATTGCTAGTTGTGTTAGTGGCAAGTGCAGAATAGCCTACTGCAGTATTAGCACTTCCAGTTGTATTAGAATTAAGTGCCGTATCACCTACTGCAGTGTTGTCTGCAACGCCTCCGGCACCTTTGCCAACAATGATACTGTTAATGCTCGCATCCCCACCTAATGTTAACACATTAGTAAACGGGTTAAATCTAAAACCAGAAGTAACTACATTTGCAATAGTTAATAATCCGGTAGTTGCAGAGCTAAATATTGGATAAAATGTAGCATTTGTAGTAGTTGCTGTTACAGTTGCTCCGGGGGTACCGGTACCTAGTTGTCCCCCTGCACCTATCGTTACATACCCAGATGAACCAACAGCTGGTAATTTAATTGTACCATTTGCAACAATTGTACCTGTACTAGCTCCAATATTAATTGTAGCAGTTGTAATATTAGTCCATTCATTAATAGTACCAGTTGTTACATCAGATGTTAAATTAACGGTACCTGCAGCAGTACCTGCAATTTTTAATACATTACCTGTAATTGCACCACCTACTGTAGTAGTTGATAGTGTAGTAGAATTTGTTCCTAATCCAATTGTAGTAGTACTTGTACCGCCAACTGTAACACCTGTTGCAGATGCTAACACTTGCGCGTTATCTAATACAGTTACATTGTTAATCTTATACGATTTACCTGTAGCAATGTTCCAGTGTTCACTAGATGTCCAATTAGTATTAGTAGAATCCCAAATAATTGTTTTATTAGTAGCACCGGTGAGTGTAATACCGCCACCATTTGCAGTTACATCAGTTGCGCCACCAATCGATAATGTTGCTCCAGGTGCAGAACCTGTACCTGTAAATGCTGCACTTAACGTGATTTGCGTAGCACTATCAATTGATAATACGGTTACACTAGCTGGCAAAGTAACCGTACCGGCTCCACTTAATACAGGTGAAACTGCTGATCCGACTATAATGTTAGCAGTACTTGATAATGCAGAAACAACTGCTGATCCTGCAGTAATACTACCAGTCGGTGTAACTGCTGCCACTGATCCCAATTCTAAGTTTTTATCATCAACCGTAATCGTTGATGAATTTACTGTCGTTGTAAAACCATTAACTGTTAAATTTCCGCCAATGGTTAAATTAGTACCAACATATAACTGTTTAGCAATAGCCGCACCACCTGCTACTGTTAATGCGCCACCGGTGGTGTTATTAGTTGCGTCTGTAGTATATGGTAATTTTAACCCACCGTAAATTGTTGTAGCAATTACAGACGAATTACCAATTACAGTAGTGTTATTACCTAACCCAACTGCTGTATACCCGATTACAGTTTCGTTAGTAACTCCAGAAGCTGCTGATGCTTTTGTATTATAGCCAATATATATTGAGTTGTTAACTTCAATAACAGGAGTAGTTCCGTTTGGCATATAGCTGCCTGCAAAATATCCTAAACTAGCATTGTTACTTCCAGTTCTGTTAGCAGAAAGACTACCGTATCCAATACCAGTGTTTGCACTACCAGTTGTATTACCTTGAAGACTATCATACCCAACAGCGGTATTTTGAACACCGATAGTATTATTTTTAAGTGATAACGCACCAACTGCAGTGTTAAATGAAATATTACCTGCACCTCTACCTACAGTAATACCGTTAATCGTAAGATCTTTAGTAAAATAGTATATTTTATGTTGTGCGTCTTTTAACGCTGGTAAATTAGGACGCATTAGTAATCCATCCCACGCGCATATACTTGTATATTAGCGGCTACACCGGTTGCAACGTATAATTTTTCAGTAGCTTTTAACCTTAGTGGATAATCTTCTGTATAATTTGTAAAAGTTGATATTGTTATGCCGGCAGTAGTACTTAATGTTTGCGCTGGCATTGTAATAGAATCAATTAATTTTAATGCAGTTGTATCAGACCCTGTAGTTGTAAACAAATAAAGGGCAGTTGCAGTTACGGTAGCACGAGGAATTGCAGTAATTGAAGTTATTGCCGACCCTTCTAATCCTGCTGTGAAAAGTAATACTGCAGTCGAGACTGAATCACCTGAGACTGCAGAGGTTGCTGCTGTTATGTTGCAATTTGAATTGTTTACCGCTTGTACAAACGGTGCTGTGAATGTTTTTGCCATGTTAAATTCCTGTATATGCTAAACTGTATGCGTGTAATTGTGAGAGTAAGTTTAACGGTGCGCTTACCCAGGTAGTTCCGTCCGATGTTAATACATTTCCTGCAGTGCCGGCACTTGATAATCCAGTACCGCCATGTGTTGCTGGTAACACGTTAACCCATGCCGGAACATTTGACGAAACTGTTAAAATTGCTCCATTTGTGCCAATTGCTAATTTTGATAATACAGTTGATCCACTTGCATATAAAATATCACCAGTGGTATATGTTGTAATATCAGTGCCGCCTTTTGATACTGGTATAGCAGAACTAAAATGAGTTGGATCTAAAAAATATGTAGAATCATGAGAATCTAAAGTTGCTGCATCTAATACACCATTTTTAAGTTGTACTTGTCCTGAAAGTAAACTATCGCCAGTACCTACTGAGAATTGAGTAGTATTAAAACTCGCAGCACCTAGTGTTGAAAATAAACCAACTCCGCCAGTTTTATCAACACTAACCATATCAACTGTTACTGCACCGTATTTAGCACCAGTTCCAGACCCCGTAATAGTTAACGCTGCATTAGTAGATTGGATAGACGATACCGCCGGAGACCATGAAGAATCTCCTCGTAAAAATGTATTACTGTTAGCAGCACCAGAAACTGCTAATCTTGTAGTATCAATAACGCCTGATATAATATTAGCTGCATCTATACTTGAGGTTGCAATTAAACCCCAACTTGATGCAACTCTACTACTTGTGTTAATTACACCAATTATATTAACTTGGTCAGTGATAAATGTACATGTTCCTGATCCAATTGCTGTAATATTTATTGCTGCAATGATCGAACCGTTAATGCTTTGTAATGCATCAGATCGAAGTGTATGCAGTGTAAATGTATTAGTAGTAACTGATCCTACAAAGAATGTTTCTCGATCTGGTATTACGTGACCATAACTAGATGGTAGCGAAGACCCAGTGATTGTAACTGCAGTACCATTTGTTATACCATGTGCAGGTGCATAGAATCTATCATTATCTAAATTTACAACATGTAAATAAAAGAAATGTATGCCAGATGAACTTGATCCAAATATTACCTTATTTGCAGAAGATGCTGTATAATCTGTATATAATTCAATTACATCATTTGAAATTTTCTTAACAAAATAAGATAACGCAATTAATCCGCTAATCGGAGGATTAAATGAAGAATCATATGTTATTGAATCACCAGTACTTAATCCGTGTCCAACAATCGTTATTTGGTTTAGTACATAGTTAACGTCACCGCCTATATCAATCGAGGTTGCATTAAATGACTTAGTTGTTATATCAGTTAATGTTAGTGTTTTAGTAATACTTAAATTATCTGCTACAAAATCAGGTGACGCTTCTGATCCAATAAATGCAACACCTGAAATAATATCTAAATATACTCGGGTTTCAACACTAGATACTTTAACATTAAATAAACTACCAGTTCCACCTAAATATGTATTTGATGCAGATAATATATCATCAATTGCATATCCAATACCGCCATATGTTATATCAACTGTAGTAACACTACCTAATGTTACCGTAATGTTAGCAACTGCGCCTGATCCAGTTCCGGTAGATGAGATTAGTGGAACATGAATATATGTTCCTGATACGTATGAACTTCCTCCAACTATTGTTAAATTATTAACTGTAGTAATTACGCCAGATTTTAATTCAGTTACTTCGCCATCTGCATGGTTATTTACTGCTGTAATAATTGACCGAACAGTACCAGTTGCGTTAATAGGAGTTATAAATGTTAATGTTGATATTAAATTTTCAGGGATTGACGATAATTCAGGAAATGTTATTGTAAACTCGCGTGGATTAACCCCCATATTAACATTAGTAATAATAGAACCTGGTGGAATATCTCCACCGAACACATAATCGCCATTATTAATAGTTCCTGTTAAATTCGATGATGTAACAGTACCGGTTGTAGTAGTTGAATTAACTGCTGCATTTACTATTGCACCTTGATATGCAGTAAACGTAGTTGATGTAGTCGAAACACCAGTTTTATTAAATTTAAACCTAGTAGTACTTATTATCGATGGGTATGAGATTCCGTTATACTCAGCAATTGATGACGTAGTTTTAATATGAGAAACCGAAGTTAACCCATGAGGTGCAGCTGTAGTAACATATACTACATTATTGTATCTCAATATTTTAGCAACAGAACTAATAGTATACGAATATGAACTAGTATTTGGTAATATTACATATTGACTAACATTTGTAGTTCTAAGTATGTGATTTTCAACCACATTTGCAACTGCACTAATTGTCATACAGTATGCAGTAGTTATAGTAGATCCAATTGTTAAAGTGTCAAGCGATGATATAGTAGTAAATGGAGTTTTAAATGTATCGTAATCACTTGCTATTATAATAACTGACGAATCAACATAATTTCCTTTTATTATACCGATCGCATTTGTATTAGCCTGGACTACAATGTCGCCATCTGATGCAGTTACTAAAGAACTTAATGATACTGAAATAGATTGATATTCTTCTGAACTAGTATCACCTGCTAGAAATTCAACAGCCGGAATATCATCAGCAGCACGTAGTCTTGACGAATATCCGTATGTTACAACAGATGTAACAGTGCGCTGTGGCGGAATTAAATCAGTATTAATTTGCCCAACTGAGTTTAACTGTACTATTGCACCCGGAATTGAGTTAGTGCTAACTCCTTTGTCAATAAAATCGCCTAATCGATCTTGAAGATAAGACCAAGTTGCTAATTGTGTGCTTAATGCATTGTTTGACGGTCCTGATATTTCGTTTTCGCCTAACCCTATATCTGTACTAATACTACTAATAGCAATATCACTAAATGATAATTTTAAAACCGATAGTTCTTGAATATCAACACGATTTTTAAATGTAATATTTCCAGTTCTATTATATGCAGTAATAAAATTACCAACTTTAAAATCACCTAATTCATTTGTACCAGAGGTATAAACTCGACCTGCAAGTTCTTGTACTTGTTCAAATGCAGGAACAGTTTGTCCGCCATTTTGAGGTAATGCGTTATAGTCAATACCGGATCCGGCATATTCCCATGTATGTCCAGATGAGTTAACAACACTCGGACGATGAAAAAATATTTTTTTACCAATTAATGCTGTTACATTTTGCAATCCACCGCCTGTTATAGTTGGTTTAATCGAAAATGTACTAGTGTATAAATCAGTTCTTAAAGAAACTGAGCTAATTAACACATTAATAACAAATGATCCTGCTTTAGTAATTCTAGAGTTAGGAATGAATAATGTTTGGGTTGGTGTAGATCCATTTTGTGGTATTAAATAATCAATACTTACAATTAATGTGTTAGGGGCTGTAAATTTGTATACATACGCACGGGTAGGAGAACCGCTTACAGTTCCTTCAATAACTTGTCCGGTAGTAAATACAAATGCATTTGATATCAATGTAAGAGTTTGATATTTGTTGTGCGACTGTACTACTGAATCAACACATAGTTCATAATCTTGTTTAGTAAACGAATGAGTTCCTATGCTAAGAGACGTAATATCAATTAAAATTGACAATCCTTCGTCTTGTGCTAACTTAAATTGAGTTGGACTAATATATGCAATGTAATAATCACTACCGGTAAATAAACCACCTAACGGTACATTACCGTTACTATTGTATGTTACTGATTCGTTATTTAAAAAACCATGTGGCGATGAAAACGTAAACACATTTGGAGGAACTTCAGTACTTAATGTAACTGCAGTTGTTGCATTAAATGAAACACTTATATAACTCGATGATTGTAATTTATAAGTAGATGTTACATCAGTGCTAGAGTACAATGGATTATTGTTTATAAAATCAGTAACAAACCCTGCAATTGCAGATTTATCAGTTACTAACATAGTGTATTGTGCAATAGATACAGGAGATGCCCAAGCAGTACTAGGTGAAATGACTGACGGTGTATTTCCAGAATTAATAGTATTGTGGATTTCTTGAAATCTCGCTTTAGCAAAAATAACTGCATCAGTTGAGGCAGGGTTTAAATTAACTTGTTGAATATCAGTATTGCCTGTTGACTTTGTCCAACTTGATGTGTTGTTAGTAATAATATATTCAATTATATCACGTAATCGAAGTTGAACTGCAAGTGCTGCTGGTTTTTCGGCAGCAAGTTCGACAAATGTTCCAAACGAATAATATGCTCGAGCAGCAACTATTGTTTCTAAATTACCGCCAGTAAGAATATCATATTGTATTGCATCTATAATATATCCAATATCTCGTGTACATTTATTTTTCTGTAATACAGACAAACCATTCCATACAGATGTAAATGCAGATTCCATATAGGCAGATATTTCAGATTGTACGAACGATTTATTTGCAGCAATCAATACAGCAGCATTTGCAAATCCGGAAGTAATAGTCGGTGGACTTGGCATTACTATAGTCGGTAACGGGGAAATAAGACCAGTTGTACTGCTACTAGACCCATCCCTTACTAAATTTATAATAATATCCATGTTATCACTAACTGATGTTACTAGTACAGGGTCTCCGCCGATGTTATTAACTAAGTAATTTTTTAAATAAGTAAATGCATTAACAGTAGCTGCACGTTGAGCACCTAATACTATAGATGCTTGTGCTTCAAAATATGACATAGCTGCTTTTATTGATCTAAAGTTACAATTAAACATCATATCATAACCAATTGCATCAATGACGTAGCCGATATCACGCTGGCAAACATCAACTTTGTAAACTAATTCGTTATTACTTCTAAAACGAATAACAAATTCGTTAACTGGGCCGCCTTCGCGTAATGTACCAAGTGAGGTAATTGTAGTAGAAGTTCCTGATGACCCTGAACTTGCAACAAATCCTTTGTCAAACGTAAATGCATAAGGTGAATATCCCGACGATCTTAACGCATACTTACCAAAGTTAGTTGCAGAGTTAGTAATAGACGCGTAACCGCCACTTTGTGTATACACACCGTTTAATAAAAATAATTGGAAACATGATACTATCTGTACATAAGCATCGTTAATAACTCTCCAGCCAGTTCCGCCAAAACTAACCATAGTAAATGCACTACCAATCATTGATTTACACTGAACTGGCGCTATTCCTGCAGGATTTAATTCAACTTCAGAAATGTTGTCCGGAACGTTTGGAGAAGAAACTTTATTACCGTCAACTAAACATCCATTTCCGCCTAAAAAGCTAAGTATAGATACTGTTAAAATGTACGGCGATAATGTCATTATTGATTTAGAAGTTGGTAAGTTTGTATAGCCAACCCTGCTTACAGTAGTGTCTGCAACATCATCAAATGCAATTGCATAATCCCATGTAAACGACGGAACACCTACTGCATTTACTCCATCTCTAAATGTAAAGTTATTCATGTAGCAGCCGTTTCTAACTCTAAACATATCTTTATGTGCATTTAGCGGACGTACAATACATGATCTTAAACTATCACCAACTAAGCTAACAAAATCAGGAACAATAATTGGGTTGTCTTCAGAATAATCACCGGATGCTAATTGTACAATAACACGAGAGCCATTAACAACTTTAGCCGAAGTGTATACTAAACTAGCTGCAATTTGCATCGCTCGTTTAATTGTTTTTACTGGTTGAGAAATCCCGTCGTTTGCATCGTTACCAAATTTAGCAGAAACAAATATACGATTTCCGCCTTGATCAAAATTAACAAATTCAAGTTTTCCGTCTCCGGTGGCTGATAACAGTTGACCTGGATTACCTATATCATTAGGTAATTCTAATGAATAGTTATTTAAAATAGAAGCAGGTGACTTAATACTAATATAGTTACTACCATTAGCTGGATCTTCGTATAATCTAATTTCTCCATCTTCGATGCTAATCTCGGTAAATTTACCTGTACTAGGAGTAGTTGATCCAATTGGAGTATTTTGAATACTATCTGCAATAAATGGAACATTACTTGTCCAAGCACCTGTGCTCATATTCCATACGATAGTTTTATTAGTAGTACCTTTTAAAGTAATACCGCCCATATTAGCTGTTGAGTCGCTAGGAAAATCAACTGAACCTAATTCAATATTTTTATCGTCAACGCTTATTGTAGTTGAATTAACAGTTGTAGTAGTACCGTTTACTGTTAAATTACCTTGAATAGCAACATTGTTGTTGAATACAGTATTGCCAGATGATGAGCCAATGTTAAGACTAGTTGCTGCTCCTGCAAAATTTACAGTAGTTGCTGCTCCTGCAAAATTTACAGTAAGCGCAGAGGTGTTAAGTAAATCAAAACTAGTGCTAGTAGTGGTTAATGATGTTAAAATATTAGGACTTGTTGATAAAACAAGACTGCCGGTCCCAGTTGATGTAGATGTTCCAGTACCACCTACATTAACAGGTAATATTCCACTTTTAAGTAAACTTGAAAGAGTAATCGCCATTTATAAATCCTTTGTTATAGTTGTAAGTATTTATCTGTATGGCGTTACTGTATTTCGTTAGCGGTAATTGTTATAGGTAATTTTGGTTGTTTTCTTTTTGTAAATCCATTTTCTATAAAACCCCATGGCAAGGTCTTACTAGAGAAATAGAAGAAGAAATTGGATTTCTTCCAGTCATTAAAAAAACACTACCGTTAGAAAAATTTGTATCTAACGATAGTGTCTTTAATTTTCATACATATTTTTGTTTAGTAGAAAATGAATTTGTACCAACATTAAGTGATGAGCATATTGCTTGGGGTTGGTTTAGTTTAGTTGCACTACCGAAACCAATACATCGCGGGTTAAATCTTAGCTTGCGTAACAAGATTATCCAAACTAAGATTCAAACTGTTATTGATATTATTGATAGCCTCTAATCCTGCGTCATTGCTAATTACAACATTAGTATGAATAATCCCTGCCTCTAATGCGTAGTATAAGATATGTACCTAGTTATTGTATTATACAATTGCGTCTAATTCGTCGTGTGTTGTTGCTAATGAAATAGCGTTAAGTTTAGCAATCATATCTGCTTTAGCGTGTTCTACTGCAGCAGCATCATAAACTTCAGAATTATCTGAAATTGCATTGTGTGCCTGTTGATTTGTAATTCGTAAGAATAGACTTTTTGCCTTGTTTTTTTCATTAGATTTTCTTTCAGCCAATGATGCTTCTATAATAGAATATGAAACTTGTATTGGGGTTTTTAACAAATCGTATTGCGGAATTGCTATCTGTCTTGTAGTAAGTGTAGGTTCTTTTTCAGTTAAAACTGCATCTCTCCAAGTAGAATCTGGTTCTTGTGGAAGTTTCCACAAGTTAATTGAACCGTCTTCATTTATTTTCACTTTAACTATAGTATTCATTTTTAATCTCCTTTAGATGTAATTGATTTCTGTTGTTTTCTTCACCCAACTATATTGTAGTATTTATACAATTAGTCAGGTATGGTTATATGATTAAAGGTAAGTTATATCAGTTGTTTTCTTTTGATATATCCATTTTCTATAAAAGCCGGGAGATTTTGTTCGGTAAGTAAAGTTAGCTAACCCGGTCTCTTTCTGATTTATTAATCCAACTTCGGCTGTAATGTCTTCTCGTTTATACGGAATAACATGCAACATTGGAGTACCTGCATATATTTTAACACGCATTTCTCTTAATGGTGAAAACATAACATTAATTGTATGGTAATGATCATAATCGTTTATTCCCGGATATAAAAATAAATCTCTTAAAAATGGAGAATGATATAACGCAGGCATAACAAATGCAGAATATCCCGGTTTAGTAAATACTTTCCACGGGCACGGTAATTTTAATGCGTGATGCGCAATATCATCATCAATATTTGCAGATCCAGTGACTACACGATAATCCATTTGTTCAAACGGTTTGCAAACAAAACTAGTAGAATTACCAATAATAATGTTTGCCTTTGTTTTATCGACAATTATTTCAAAATCTTCCCAGGCTGGAATAATATACCCAATTCTATAATAATCATGCATTCCGGGGCACGATGAAAACTTATGAGTTTTATTTTTTTCAGCAGTTTTAAGTTGGTCAATTAACCAGTCTGGTTTTACATCCATTGCACGCCGAACCGGTTGGCCAACTTCATATCCCGGGATATCGCATTTAAATCTAATCATAGGTGTTGGATTTACCGTTTCATTAAATATTGACTTAATTTTAGATAATATAGACATTATTTTTTTACTCTAAGATTTTTAACATAATAGCTTGATTGGTTTGATTGCTTTAATCGAGTAACTTCTCGGTTATGCCATTCTTCAGGTGTATATGGTCGTACTTTATAGTTTTCAATAGTAGTACTACGTTTGAATGGAATACATTGAATTATAGGAGTTCCGGCTAACACAGTATCATCGTAATTATTAGCCAGCCAAACTGTAGGAAAATTTATTTCTCTATCGTACTTATCGGTGTCAACTACTGCACCTAATGTTATAAACCTAGATTCTAAGTGATTAATTGGTGATGTGAACATACAAGAATATCCAGGTGGAGTTTTTATTACAAAATGATTAATAAACTTAATCAAATGTTTCTTAGGAAATGGAAAATTAGGACTTACTTGATCTTGGGAGTGTTCTTCTGTTTGTTTAATAAATTGATTTTCAGTAATATCAATTAATGACGCATCTTCGTTTGTTCTAATATGAACATCACCGGCTAATGGAATAATGAACCCATGTGTCATTGCATCCATCATTGGCAAACATTTTTTAGCAGTCATAGCCGGCGCGCCGGACACATCTCTATTAGATTTAGAATGTGACGGGATAGATTTATACCAATCTGGGATAAACTTATTAGCAGGTGCTGGTGGTATCAATACCTCTGCAAATTCTTCTGTTGTTAAGAATTCAATTACTGGAGATTTAAAAATAGAAATTAGCGACATATACCCTTCTGTGTTATTTAAATTTTGAACCGAGAACCCAACATACTAAACTTTTACGTTTACCTGATAAGACTTCAGTTACTTGATGTGGTACAAATGAAGGAAAGAACAGTATATCTCCTTTATTAACTTCTATACTTTTTACTTGGTCTGGATTTCCTTCAGGTATAATTTGAAATTTTCCACCTGTAAATTCAGTCTCCGGATCTGATAATACTACTGATACTCCTAATTTTCTATGATGTGGCCCAAACGTATCTTTAACAGCGCCGTCAATATGCCATTTATAATATTCACCTTCTGTATACGTTGTATATTGAAATGAATCTATGTGCGATAACTCAAATTGGAATTTATCAGTATTAACTCTAGCAACAATTTCTACCATTTTGTTAAACAACCAACCAGTTTGGTCATTAGGACGAATCCACGATACCGAACTTTTTCTAACTGTATCATCTGTACTGCCTTTACTTTGATTTCCAACTTTAGCTTGCTGAAATTCTAAATTATCACCAATTTTAATAATTTCTTCAATATCGTTGTCTGTAAGTGCACCTGACCAACAAACAATTGGTTCAAGTGCTGAATGAATATCTGGTATTGTAAACATAAAACTATCTTTTAAATAATGTTAACATCACCTACATAGGTGATGTTATTAATATAATGTAAAAATATTTATCAATCGTCAAAGTACAACATTACAAATCTGAGAGACATATCTAAGTATTATATGTTAATAATAAATAATCACACACTGTATATTGGATACTATAATTAAGTTGTGTAACATAATCGATTAATTCATTTCTCTGTGTTTTATAAAATTGAGCATCCCAACACTCGATTAATATAATTGGTTGTGATTCTTTAATTAAGTTAACTGCGCCTTTTAAAACCTTAATATCTGTACCACCTACACTAATTTTTATAAGATTAGGTCTTGGTAAATCGAGATCATCTAATGCAAACTGATCAATAGTATATGTAGTATCATAATACACATTACCTTGAGAGTTTGCTAATCTAATATTAGTATCTAAAGTATATGCACCGTAATTTGAACTATTAACGTAATCAAGATCATTAACTTGTATTATTTGTGATTCTGCGCCAACTGCTACATTAATTGGTAAAATATTAAATGCTTGATTAAGTGCAATATTAGCACATAACTGATAGAATACTAATCGTTGGACTTCGAAACTAAAAATTTCACTAGTAGGTAATATTTTTGCCAACGGTAAACTGAATGTTCCAAAGTTACAGCCTATATCATATATAACAGGTGAGTCTATATTAGCTAATAACGAAACTACTTTAGAATATCGAGATTCTCCAAATACACCATACTCTCTTATTTCATTAGAAATTATATCACTAGATTCAGTAAGTAAAAATGTAAGACCGTGTTCGGTAGAGTGTAACCAAAATGAAGGGTATGATTGATTTTGATAACATTGGTTTAATGATATGTGTCCTAAAAAATCACATAATGATTGCTCGTCGATATGATTATTTTTATAATCAACACCGCTATATTCATAAAATCGTTGTAAATCATCATTTGATATAGAATTAATATATTCATTAAAAAAATTTATAGAGTCTGTTTCTAATTTTAACAGATCGTCATCTGATATAACCGGCTCAACATGCAATTTAGTGAGATATGTATTATTATTGTATGTGAGATGATAATTATGAATAGACGTGTGATGCACTAACTTATAATCATTAAAAAATGCAGATAATGTAAGATATTGTTCTTCTCCTGTAAAAAATAAATGCGGGCAAATACCTACAGTTGATATAAACTCAGAGTGTGTAAAAAAATTACCTCCGTATAAATGAATTGCTGGAATAATACGATCTGTGCAATTATAATAGTACGAATGAACTGACAAATGTTTGTTAGTTTCTGATAATATTGGTTTTCGAGTATACTTAGCAATTAACACCTCTGTAGGTGAAAAAGTAGTATCTTTTGTTGCGACACCGTCGATCATCGAAAAAGAATGACATGCACTTGACATTGCAATCTTTGAAGTCAAATATTCTGCTTTATATGCAAGGTAATCATCAATTAAATATAAGTCCCAATTTTTATCAAAAATAGCATGAGAGTCAATTTGATAATAAAAATCTTCATTAGTTAAATTTAATGAATTTTGATGCCTTGCCCAACCTACACCTTTTGAAAATTTAGGATCAATTTGATTATATATAATACAAGGATGAGATATAGAAAACGTATCATATGATTGATCAAGAATTGAAATAGTAATTTCGTTGTAATTTGATAAATTATCAATTAATGAGTGTACAGTTTGTTCTAATACTGCATCTCTATAAGATACAATACTAACAAATATTTTATATTGTTTAGTCATAAATGCCTTTAACGAGTAAATTTAATTGTAACATACCCACCAGTAGGTACTGTTATTGAAATTGGAGTTGTACTATATGCTGGAACCGATGTTGCAAGTGTATCCGGTGTATCTAGAGCAACTCCATACGTTCCGCCTGGTAGTGTAACACCAAACAGTGATGTACTAGCTCCGGTGTATGAGGCAGGATAATTAGTTGCTGAATTTGTATATGCTGCATTGTATTGTTGTGTGTTGCCCAAATATGCTGCATTGTATTGTTGGTTGGTACCAGAATATGCTGCATTGTATTGTTGGTTGGTACCAGAATATGCTGCATTGTATTGTTGGTTGGTACCAGAATATTCTGCATTGTATTGTCGGTTGTTACCAGAATATGCTGCATTGTATTGTTGGTTGGTACCAGAATATGCTGCATTGTATTGTTGGTTGGTACCAGAATATGCTGCATTGTATTGTTGGTTGGTACCAGAATATGTCGAGTTATATGCTGGATTTCTTGAATTATAATTAGTATTATAACTTCCTGAAGGATTTCCGCCCGGAGTTGGCGCATTGTAACCTGACGGCAGCTCCTCTAGTGAAAAATAATTTTGCAAGTAACGTGCAGCATCATTGTTTACATCATAGTCCCAGTCGTCTACTGGAGAAGGCAGTGTAGTAGAATTACCGTATCCTCCTCCGTAGTTAGTGGATGAATTTGCTGTTGAATAATACTCAGAGTAGTACATCCACCAAGAGTTGCTCGGATAAAAAGTTCCAGGAGTTGTTCCGTTATAAACAGTACTGGATCCGGCAACGTTATTAGTATTAAGTCCGCCGGTAAGATTTTGCGAACCTTGGTTATATGTATTGGCAAGATTTTGTGAACCTTGGTTATATGTATTGGCAAGATTTTGTGAACCTTGGTTATATGTATTGGCAAGACCTTGTGAACCTTGGTTATATGTATTGGCAAGATTTTGCGAACCTTGGTTATATGTATTGGCAAGATTTTGCGAACCTTGGTTATATGTATTGGCAAGATTTTGCGAACCTTGGTTATATGTATTGGCAAGATTTTGTGAACCTTGGTTATATGTATTGGCAAGATTTTGTGAACCTTGGTTATATACTCCTGTTCCTGATGCTGCAACATCTTGTCCTGGAACGGACGATGGATAAGACGCTCCTGTTCCGCCTCGCCCGCTCACATATACTTTTTGTTTACCATACCTAGGGTTGTATGTACCGGAAGAATTAAACGTAACAGTTGTTGTATCAGCAGGCGTTAATTCTTTTATTACTCTACTAAAAAATTTTCCAATCATTATTTAACTCCGTACATTGATAAACTTCCTACAAAGGTTGCACCGCCGTCAATTGTAAAAAACGTCCAGACATCAAATCCACCTGTTCCGATTATAGTTAATGTAGCAGGCGGAATTGTACCATTTGGCCATTTAACATTACCTGTAACTCCTGCACGTTGCCATGTTAAGCTTGAAATTGCTACATTGTTTTTAACAATAACATTTATTGAAAATATGTTTGTTGTAGTCATAGTAGTCGATGGAGTACCAGTAAAGTTAAATACTTTTGCCTGGTTAGCGGTAGTGTCACAAGTTATAATTATTGTAGAATTAGTTACTGTTGTTAAGTCAATTGTATTAGCTGCAGTGGTACTAGATATAGTAGTAGTTGCTTCAATTACCGATACGCTGTTGAGTTTTGTTTTATCATCTGAACTCATTAATCCGTTTGCAGAAGTAGTAGCAGTTGTTGTTGATGCTTTTCCATTAAACGTAGTCCAATCAGTACTACTTAAAATACCACTAACGCTTGCACTTGCCGTACTCAGTGCAGCCTG